TAAGTTTTCATAAGCATTTCTTAATATAAGTTATTGATTTACAGACGATTAAATATTAATTTAACGCAGTATTGAAGAAGAATTGCAATGAGTTGCCTTTTTACTTTGATGGTAAACATTATTGCTTTACGATATTAGAGGGCTATAAAAGCCTTAAAAGCAAATATGAGCAGAGTATTGAGCACGATATGGATGCCGTTCAAGATATGATGTCTTATTTAAATTTATAGAGCATGAAGTTATACGAGGTAGGCTGCATCGCCAAAGAGGTGCAGCCAAAGAATGGAGTAAAGATTTCTTTAGAGGAGGCTCAGGCTTTGGTTGATGGATATGTTGAGCTGGTTCATCTTAATGATGATAACATATTATTGTGCGATGAAGAAGGACTTCTCAAACATAAACCTATAAATACTTTGGCTACAATACAAGCGAGGGGGCTTGGCTGGAAAGGTAGTTATTTGGTTGGGAGCGTTTTATTTTTAAAGGACAAGGAGTTTTAGTTATGAGTAAGGCAAGAAAGAATGATGTGAATAAGGATATACCCGAAGAGCGAATAACTCTTAGGGTATTGAAGAATTATTCAAAAATGCAAGAAGAATTGTGTCATCTTCGTAAGAAAACACGTGAACAAGGCTACAGACTTAATGAACTCAACAATCAGCTACAGAGGCTTCACTCGAAAGAAGTTAGATGTGAGTTAGAGAAGTACAGAAAGTTACTCTTAGAGCGTGATGAGTTGCGTGAGAAGAATAAGGCTTTGGAACAGGTGGTAAATCAATACGATGGGTTAAAAAGGTTTTTTACTAATGAATTGAATAAGAAAGAGGAGGGAAAAGAATGATTATAGGTTCTATGACGGGGCGTGAACTTTTTGAGATATTCAAGAAAGATAAGCCTATGCTAGAAAAGTTTGCTATCGAAAAAGCAAAGATACTCATCCGTGAGCTTCGTAAGGGAATGGGACGATATACAACCCAGTGTTATGATTTCAAGACGAAAGATTCTACTGAATACAAGGTATGTGTGTTTGTAGATAGAGGGAATATAAGAAAATTCTATTTTGATATGTTTGTCTATTGCAAGGAAACTAACGATTATGTTTGTGTAGCCTCCTTATTGGACGAAGAGAATAGCGCAGAGCAGTTCAGTTATACGCCCCATTTCTTGCGAAGATATGCCGAGCGAGCATTGGGAATAGAGAATATGCCAATTAATAGAGTGCTTGCCCACATCGAAAGAGAAGTAGCTTACACGGTGCTTATTTACAAGAATGACGCAAGTAAGGTTGTAGCTACAAGCATGGGGCTTTTCCTGCAAAAGATTGACTATAAGCGAGGAATCAATATCTGTAAGACTTTTGTTAGCGTAGATATGCTTAAATCTTCCCAAATTAAAGCATATATGGTAGTTGCCGACTTGATTAAAGAGTATTCAAAGCGGTACAATAAAGTTCAAAGGAATGATAATGTACGAGTAGATTTTACTAATGATTGTTTAGCTAGAGGTATCACAGAAAAAGATTTGGTTGATGCCTATGGTGAGTATTTCAAGAACAAAAAATAAAAGAAAGGGGTTTGTATGGAGAAAATGACAAGAAATGAAGCTGCTGCATACTTAGGTGTTGACCCTCAGACGATTACGAACTGGGTTAACAAGGGCTTACTTGGAGGCTACAATGATAAGAGCAGTAAACGCTTTTGGGTGAATGCTGATGATGTCAAGAAGTATTCCGAGAAGTACAAGATGTTGTCAGTTTCAGAAGACTTGCTTGATAGAGAGCAGAAAGAGTTGTTGGCAAGTGAGCGCAAGGTAAATGCGAAGATACAAATGTTAATGCATGATGCCTTGAACGTTTCTTCTTTTAGCTATGACAAGATAGGTGGTTCACTTTGTACGTTATTGGAGTTAACGTCACAAGGCGGAATGCGAGAGAAGAAGATTATGCAAGCATTTCTCAATGGGGACAGGATTAGTAATATAGCCGAAGAGTTTGAACTTTCAAGGGAGAGAGTGCGCCAGATTGTCATTAAGGCTATCCGGAAGTTCAACTATGCGATTAAAGAACTTGCAGACTTGAAGCAGGAGAACAATTCCTTGAAAGAAGAAATTAAGAATGTAAAAATGCAGTTGATTATGCAAGATGGTGAAAAAGAAGAAGAACAATCTGAAGATGTTCCCCCTTCAGTGTTCTCCATCCGATTAGTTAATTGTAATTTACCAGTTCGTGTCCTTAATGTGACAAAGGCAGCCGATATAGATACTATTGGAGATTTGGTACAATATTCCAAGTTCGATATGGTAAAATTCCGAAACTTCGGAAAGAAAAGCCTTATGCAATTGGATGAATTCATTCACGAAATGGGGTTGGAATGGGGTATGGATAAGGCTAAGATATACGCAAGAGGTATTCAGCGGATGAAAGATGACTCTTATATTGAAGAGTTGTTTGGAAAGCATCTTGCGGATATAACAAGCGATATTGAGAAAAAGTATAATCTTTCTCCGGCTGAGGCTATGAAGAGAGCTTATAGTGAAATGAAGAGATATGTAGGATTTAAAGAGAAGAGCAATGAATGAAGTATATAATGATGTTTTAGGTAAGGCGTTAAGCATTAAATCAACCAATAATATTGTCGTAAAAGTAGAGCAAGGAGCATTAGAAGTTAATCTGAAACAATGTAGTGTAAAGCGCATTATGTGGTTCTCTGTCTTTTTGATTGATGGATTTACTATGCGTCCATGCAGTTATACTTTCTATTCCTCTATGAGTGACGATGAGTTGGATGACACCTTTACACAAGTAGAAGGCAGATTGGGCTTTCTGAAAAACTTAAATTCGAAATAGCATGACGGAACAGGAAAGAAGAGTTGTAAACCATGCAATGAAGATACTAGAGCAGAGCCAAGATGATGAGGCTAGGGCGTTGGCTGTCAAGTTGATGGAACAAGGTACAAAAGTTCCTCTTCAGAAAGTGCAGTTTTATGCCGCATATTGCAATGGCTTGCGTGATGCGTATTCAAGAATATTCGACCTAATACAAGGTGGTGGGTGGCTTGCGAAAGTGAGCAAGAAGGAAATGCCATATTTCGAAGCAGAGAAGGAGCTTGTAGAGAGCTGTATTGATGCTTGCTACGATTATCATATGGGCAAGTATGATATTAGATACAAGGATAAAGAATTATCTAAAAGTGGTAAGCTATTGGCTTGCAAGGCTGTTTTTGTGAAACAAACGATGATTGGTGTTGAGGTTAAATACAACAAAGATAAAGAATGATTGCACAATATAGATAAGTGAAGTTGTAAACCATTGATATTTAGGTACTCCCTTGCAAATTTTGTATCTTTGCAAATAAAAAAGGAGATTTATATATGGCAGATAGAGGATATAGAGGCAGACCTCAACGAGGTGAAAGAGCGGATAGGCAAATCAATGCTGGACATAGCCGTGGGTTGGATGCGGCTTTGTCTGATACTGAAGCTAAGATTAGAAAGCTAAAGACGGAACGTATTTATGCCTTTAATAAGGACGGAAAAGAAATAGCCCATTCCCAAACTGGAAAGGCACATAGTACGCAATTACCTTTTGGCTATAGCTATGGTATTGGCAATACCGATGTTCATTCTAGCCGTTCCTTTCTATATGTATAACAAAATTAGAGGCAAGGTGTAAATCCCATCTGCCCAATATATAGCGAAACAATAATAAATACAAGAAAATGGCAAAACCGAAATTTGATTACAATGGCGATGCTTTCTACGATGAGATAGAACAGCTTGCAAAGCAAGGTCAGAAGGATTCTGAAATTGCCTACGCCCTTGGTTTGAAGTTTGGGGTTGACCTAAATCCACAGGTCTTCAACCGAATGAAAAACGGAAAATACGAGAATTGGAATGAAGACGAAAATGTGGAAAGAGGCGAAAGGATAACTCAATCCCTCGTGCGTGGCAGAGAGTTTATTAATGCAATCGTGCGTGGCAGATTCCTTAAATGCGCCCTTGGAGGTGTTAAGGTAAAAGGCAAAACAACCACCAAAAGACACATGGTTGTAGATGGAGTTATGACAGATGATATAGTAGTGGAAACTAGAGAAACCGAGCAGGAGACCCCACCTAACGTACAAGCTCTTTCGACTTGGCTATTCCATTACGATATGACTTGGAGAGAGATACAGAGAGGTAAGAAGGATGAAGAGGAAAAGGGTATTCCTTTTGACCCTAAGAAAGGTATATCCGTCAATAAGTGGATAGAAAGAGAGATTGAGCAGGAAGCAGAAGAACAAGAGGAGGGTGAATAATGGCAAAAACACATTCCGTTTATTATCCGTTGTATAACGACAAGACGCATTTCATTTACCTTATTACAGGAAGCCGTGCGTCAGGAAAAAGCTTCTCTGCCTCTCAATTTATCGAAAGACTAACTTTTGAATACAATGCGGAAAGAAAGATTGCACATAAGATTCTTTATACACGTTATACGATGGTGAGTGCCGCTATTTCCGTAATTCCAGAGGTTAAAGAAAAAATAGAGATAGATGGCACACAGGATTACTTCAAGAACACGAAGACTGATATAGTCAACAAAATGACAGGAGCTGAAATCATGTTCCGTGGTATTCATACGGCTAGCGGTAATCAGACTGCGAAGTTAAAGTCAATCCATGGTGTGACTACGTTTGTCGTTGATGAGGCTGAGGAATGGACGAGTGAGGAGGATTTTGAGCGTATCATGCTTTCAATCCGTCAAAAAGGCTTGCACAACCGAGTAATAATCATTATGAACCCTTGTGATTCAAATCATTGGGTATATAAGCGTTTCATTGAAAAGACACATAAAGAGGTGTACTTTGATGGAGTTCCCGTCCAGATAAGTACTGACCCTAGAGTACTTCATATACATACGACCTATCTTGATAATATAAAGCATCTTTCACCGGAGTTCCTTAACGAGGTATTAGAGATGAAGGAGAATGAACCGGAGAAATATGCTCATATAATGATAGGTAGATGGTCTGACGTATCTGAGGGTGCAATATTCAAGCATGTAGGCATCGTTGATAAGTTCCCTAGCAACGCAAGGAAAGTAGCCATCGGGGTAGACTGGGGATATTCGAAAGATTATACGGCTATTGTAAAGTGTGGTATCGTAGACAATCGCCTATACATAGAGGAACTTTGCTATAGAACGGAAATGTTGTCCAGTGATATTATAAAATTCTTGCGCCCTTATGCGGATGAAGGCTTGTTTGTGTATGCGGATAGTGCTGACCCTAGACTTATAGATGAGGTAGCTCTTGGTGGAATAGTTATATATGGAGCACAAAAGGGTGCTGGCTCTATATTGGCTGGTATTGACAAGATGCAGACATTCGAAATCTTCACAACCAGGCAATCAGTCCATTTACAGAGCGAGTTCCGTAAATATGTGTGGTCAAAGGATAAGGATGGCAATTATATCAATGTTCCCGAAGACCATGATAACCATTTGATAGATGCTGCTAGATATTATATTCTAGCCGTATTGCTCGGTAAAGTGATGAAGCCAAGAAAAGCATCTAAATCAGACTTAGGAGTGTACTAAATGACAAATATAATTACTTTTGTAATAAAAATACAAGTATTTAACTATTAGTTAGTTAGTGTGATTGTTGTATAAAGACAGATAAAAGTCTTATGTAAATAAAAAAGATTGTTTACTAAATAAAGATGGATTCTTTAGTGAATAGTCTTTTTTATTCACTTAAAAACTAAGTGAAAGGCGTTTGCCCTATATGGTAGGTAGAAACCCTGTTTATTATTACCTTTGCTTCAAAAAGTTATAAGGATGTTTGTAGATTCAATTATTCAGATAAAGACATATTTTCGAAACCTCACGCTCAATGCATTGGGTGTGGAGAGAAACATCTTCGAACGTTTGGAAGATAATGATGTTGATTCTGTTGTAAACATGATGGAACAACATGATTTCGATGTGGATAATGCCATTTCGGAATATAATCCGCAAACTCACAAGGTGATGAGCCGTGAGGATAAATGGGTAAAAGGAGAAAAACCATACAGGACGGAGAAGTTGGCAAGAACAAGACAAAGATACATTAACGAGGTAGAGTTGTTCTTCTTATTAGGTAATCCCATTATGTGGAAGAAAGTAGAAGGTGACGATGAAGCCTTTGAATTGTATAAGAAATACTTGAAGAATATATACTTCAATACCAAGTTACGCCAATGTAAACGTCTTGCCGGAGCGGAAACTGAAAGTGGACTTGTTTTTAATTTCTCGCAAAAAGATGGAAACATGCACGTTGACGTATATGTAGCTGCCCGTTCCAAGGGGCACAAGATGCGAGAGCTGTTCGACCAGTACGGAAACATGCTTGCTTTTGCAATAGGTTATTCTCTAAAGAGAGAGTCAAGGACTGTCGAATGTTGGGATATATTGACATCGGTCTTCAATTATCATTGTGAGCGTGGTGGCTTTGGATGGAAAGTGTACAAGTATCCTAATCCAACCGGAAAGATTAACGGCATCTACTTTCGCCAACCTAAAGCATGGGATGGTGCAGAGCCAAGAATGGAACGTGAAGAGATATTGGATTCCAAGATTGGTGACACCAATAACTACTTTGCAGACCCTATTGCCGCTGCAACTGCTGACGTGATACAATCAATTCCTAAGCGGAACAAGCCGGGTAAACTGATACAACTTACTGGCAAGAACTCTAGGTTTGAATATATCAACCCTCCTCAGAATTCCGAAATCCGCAAGGCAGAGAAAGAGGACTTGGCTCAATCTATATTGTTTGATACATTTACACCGGATATGTCACCGGAAATTATGAAAGCCATGAGCACGCTTACCAGTGTAGGTATAAAGCGAGCGTTGGTATTGGGCTATATCAAGAGGGCGAACCGAATGGAAATTTACGAAGAGCTTGTCGGTAGATTGTCGCATGTGATTATTGCCGTTATGAAGGAACTATATCCTGAGAAGAGAAGCAAATTGGACAAATTGGAGGTTGAATTCGATTTTGCAGAGCCTTTTGAGGATGATAAAAAAGATAAGTGGAAAGCTATTGCGGAGCTATACAATCAAGGTGTTCTTTCTCTAGAAACCGCTGTCCAGATGTTGGCACTTACGGATGCTCCGGCAGAAGAAATTGAAAAGATACGCAAGGATACAGAAGATAAAGTAGCGTTAGCCGCAAAAGTAAAGGGAAACGAAAACACAACTTCATAATTTTAAATGCTTATTGTTTTTGGGCGCATTTCCTATTTGGATTTGCGCCCTTTTTGCACTTAAATTTTAAGTGAAAGCATTGTGACAAAAATATAATATTATTCCTCATTTTGTTTTTAACTTTGTTGGCATGAACACGAATGAACTTATCATAAACGGAAAAGATGCTTGGACTACCTATCGGGTCAAGATGGGGTATGGCTTTTTGGATGCGTTGGAAGCTGACGCAGACAATAAAAGTTATATAACCAATGAAGTAAGGACAGAGCATGGAACTAGAGTTGTTCCTATCCGTCCAAAAAAGGCAGAAAGAAGCATTACCTTGGAGTTTGTTATTGTCGGCAGAGACCATAGCGACTATAACAAAAGGGTAAAAGCCTTTGATGCGCTTATGGATAATGGTTTTGTTACGATACAGGTTCCGAAATCGAAAGATGATGTATACCGTTTGTATTGTGCGAGAAAATCTCCTACTTATTCAAGGGGAAAAGGTGGTGCTATCGGTAAGAAGAGCTTAAAGTTCATAGAATATAATCCAACGAACAGGGGAGTGTTGACGGATTCGGATAGAGAAAAATTCACTTTAAAAGAATTTGAAGATATAGAATAATTATGAAAACTTATAATGAAATTGACATAAAGTATTACGATAATGACGGAAACATACAGGTAAGATGTTCTGTTCCCGTCACACAGGACGCATTGGTTCATTATGAACTGATGCAGTCTCATTATTGTAAGCTTTCCTTTAAGCTTTCTAAGCCGATATATTTCTTGCTTGGTGATTTTATAGATACGCCATATGGTCGATTTGAACTGATAGATTTAACTAAGGCCAAAGATAATGATACTATCGGATATTCCTATGAAATTCAATTTGATGCATATTATCGTAAGTTCAAGAACAAGATATTGAAGTATCGTCCGAATACAGGTTCACAAGAAGCGACATTCTCTCTTACTTCAACAATAAGTACACATGTAGAGGTGATAATGAAAAGTCTAGCTTATTATGCGAAGTTAGACAAGTCTTATCTTTATGATTCTAAATTTAATGGAGAAGGAACGGACTATACTTATGTTATAGACGCAAGTGTGGATGCAAATGCAGCCAAGCTGATAACCTATTCCAATTCTAGCATGTTGGATGCTATTGCGAATATAGCCCAGACGTTTGGTTGTGAATGGTGGTTTGAGGGAAATATACTACATTTTGGAACTTGTGAGAATACGAATGCTATTACTGATTTCAGACTTAACGACAATATCGTTTCTATGTCAAGCTCACAAAGCCAATCCACTTATGCAAACAGGGTATATGCTTTTGGAGCTGCAAGGAACTTGCCTAGCGGATATAAGAATGATGCTGATGCGGATATAACAAAGGATGGTGTTGTTGAAAAACGTCTCATGCTACCAAATTCAGCAGAATGCTCTGACAAAAACAAGCAATTGTTAGCAGAGAATGGCTTTGAACTGAAAAATGGATATATACAAGTTAGTGGACTCCGTGAAGACCAGTATGTTGAGGGAGTAACTACAAATGATGATATTTATCCAAGAAATCTTATCAAAACGTCTAAGGTGACATCATACGAAAAAGATGTAGAGGATGAAAGTACACCTGAAGAAGGTGACTTCATCAAAAGGACATTCTATCGTGTAAACTCACTTTCTATAATCAATGAAGATGGCGAAAAAACAGGTGATATGGCTTTTCGAAAGTCATATATTCTTAGTGGTAAGAACCTGCATATAGTATTCCAAAGTGGTTCTCTTAATGGTATGGACTTCGAATGTGAGTTTAATCCAGATGGAGTTGAAGAAATACTTAAAGACGATGATGGTAATCCGATATTGAAAGATGGAAAGGAACAGATAAATCCTATGTCGCAGGTATTTGAGATTGTTGCAAATGAGGATTATGGTCGTTTCTTGCCGGATATAACTTTGCACCCGAAGGATGGAGATACTTTTGTTCTCTATAATTGGGATTCTACCAAATTGGGCGATACTTTGGTTTCTTCCGCTTCCAATGAGTTGCTGACGGATGCCATAAAGGATTTGAAGAAGTCTATGATAGACCCTACGACATATACATGTACCGCTGAGGCTAACTATTCCTATAATCAGGGTAGGGGTAACTTGCATGGAGTCGGAGACAGAGTAAACCTTTACAATAAAGGTTATGGTGACAGTCATAGGTCTTCAAGAGTTATAGGATATGAGTTTTGTCTAGATATTCCTTATGATGGAGCAAAATATTATGTTGGAGAAAAACCGTCATATTCACGACTCAATGCAATGGAGTCTAAAATTGAGGAACTTGTCTATAACGGACAGAGTTATCTTAATGGTAATGGTGGCGGTGGAAAATCAATTTACATCATAAAGAGCTATGATAAGACTGCACCTACTGATTACAACGTGTATTCAGCAAAGGCAATAGATGAGCAAAGATTAAACAGAACAAAAGACGACACCGCCCACGGCACTATCACCTTCGAGAAGGTGCAGAAGTTCTTGCAAGGGCTTGCTATAGGTGAGTCTGGAAAGCATTATATTGATAAGAATGGTGGCGCAAGTCTCTCCGACGTTGTTGTTGACCGCATTCATGATGCTGCCTCTACGCCTTCAGATAGAGTTATTATTGGTGCTCAAGGTTTCGACCTCTATATGGGCGATGACGGAAAGTCACATATGTACCTCGATAATATTGTCGTTCGACAGAAGTTTTTCGCCTCTTCCGCAGAGATACGAAAGATAAGTTATTCGGGTGGAACTACGATATTCTCGAATGCAGGTAGTACGCTTGCTAAGGTGTCAGTAATTTTCGATGCTGATGGTAATTGTATAGGATATAAGTGCTATGCGTGTGCCGATGATGGTACTACCAGGACCATGAACTGGTGGCGTATAGGCATGATGGCACTTTGTCAGACCTTTAATGTTAAAGCTGGCAAAAATGAAAAATTGCAAAATAGATATTATTGGCGACTTGTCGTTGGCGTAGGTCAGGAGATACTGGATGATGGTAAGCTCTATGACTACGTGGTGCTATCTAATAAGGAAAAGTTTCTTGGTTCTGAGTCTATCGTGCCGACTTATGCAAATAAATTGGTAACGGCAGATGGAACTAATATGCTTGTATTCGGAGATTATGGCATAGAGGTGTCTGCTGCTGAAAGCATGGGTAGCATGGCTGGTATACTTATGAAACTTGAAGATAAGGAGACAGATGAAGGTGGGAACTTAATAGCTAACCGCTATTTCTACGGCTATGAGAGTGGTATTGCTCAAGATGCTCCAGCGGAAGGTGATGTCATTGTACAAGTTGGTGACCAGATATGCTGGAAGAGCCGCGGTAATCTCATTAAAATCTCTACATCGACCGAGGACAATGCTACCGATAATGCTCCGGCAATCACTATGTATCATAACTTAGGAGCACTGTATTCTACGGGAAAAAAGGATTCTGCTGGTATGGAAATTATCAGTCCATATCAATGGAAGACCTGCACGTGTGTTATATCGCCAGAGCAGGTGAAGTTCAATGCTAATAATTTCATGTGGTTTACAGAAGACCCTGAAAAACCTTTCTCTCCTATCACGGTGTTTTATAATATCGAAACTAACGGTATGTTCCGTGTTGGCTCTAGTGGTAGGTTGTATGGTGATAATGTAGAAAACGGCACTGCAAAAGTGTCTGTTTGCTGCTACAAGGTGATGGGAGATACGAAAGATGTGCTTGATGAATGCTGGTGGGAATCGTCTTGTCAGGATATTAAGATAGATTCTCCATATACAGGTAGAACAGATTTGCAAACGAATGATGCTGCCGCTCAGAATCTCCCTGCCTATTTTACACTGGATTGTTATACGCTTTCAGTAACAGCTGATGGAACTAAACATCGTGGGGACGTGCTTCTTGCAACTATGGATATTCCTGTACTCAAAGATGGCGATAAAGGAGAAAAAGGTGACAAAGGAGATAAAGGCGAGCAAGGTGAGCAGGGCTTGCGTGGTCTGCAAGGTGAGACTGGTGAGCAGGGTATTCCTGGCACTCCAGGCAAGGACGGCAAGACTACTTATTTCCATATCAAGTATTCTTCTGAAGCCAACCCTACTACAGCGGCACAGATGACTGAAACTCCAAATACGTATATCGGTACGTATGTGGACTTCCTTCCTAACGACTCTACAGACCCTAACGTTTACACTTGGAGCAGATTTGAGGGTTTGCAGGGTAAGGACGGCACGAACGGCATACCAGGCAAGAATGGTGCAGATGGACGTACCAGTTACCTGCATATCAAATACTCAAATGATGGTGGTCAGACACTGACTGTCAACGACGGCGAGACACCTGGCAGCTGGATAGGTCAGTACACCGACTATGAACAGAAAGACTCTACGAACGTTACCAAGTACACTTGGAGCAAGATTAAGGGTGAGCAAGGCGACAAGGGTGAAAAAGGCGACCCTGGCGTTGCTGGAGTTTCCCCAGTCACTTATACTGTAGATTTCTTGTTGCAGGAGAAAAAAGTCTATATCTATGTTCATAAGATACAGGAGAAAACTAATATAACACACCTTATTAGCAAGTGGAATAATACGCTGACGTGTAATGTATACATTAACGGAGAATATCTTGCGTATAAGGACAGTGACGTGATGAGTGATAGCTATATTGACCTTTTGGCTTTCCCGTCAGCTAAGACTATTGATATTATTCTGAAGCAGAAAGACGGTGACGAGCAATTAGCTATAGGTAATTATACTATCGGCAGTGAGTTCGAATACCAGATAATTCCAGAGGTGGTTATATTTGATACTAACGATGAAGGGAAACTTCTCACTCCCAAGCAGTCGGCTGAGATTAAATGTTATCGTAACGGTCAGGATGTAACGAACAATTGTGGTTTTTCGCTTACCAACAACCATCATTTAAATTGCACTCCTGGTCCTGGTCAAAAAAAGAACATGGTTATTATCCAGAATATAACTAATGTTACTGTAGACGGGATTACAATGCCCGCTCAGAATGGATATGCTCAGGTTCAGATTACAGACGAACATGGTGGATTACACTACGCTTATGTAAAATTCCAGGTTAATATCACCAAGTTTGTAGCCCATGTGTATAGCAATAATAAGACTTTGACTTCTCAGTATTCTGAAATATCGGGTAAGGTGAATGATATGTCGGGTAAGCTGGATGGTTTGCCGACAGGCAATGAACTAAAGGAGTGGAAAAGCTCTATCATACAGACGGCAAGAGAAATCTCCCTCTCTGTTAGCGAAAAGACTATCGGCAGAAGAAACCTTCTTGTGGGAAGTGCATTTAGAAGACAAGGTGAAGTTTCTTACATCGTTGATAGTCATCCTTATTTTATAAGAATGAATGATGGTTATGGTGGCACAAATTGCGCTTACATGAGTAAATCTGGAATGACTCAAAACGTATGGTGCGGTGCGATGTGGAATCCGGTTACAGTAAAGCCAAACACGAAATATACCTTTAGCATGATGTTGAAGGTTACGTCAGCCTGCGATGAGCGCTTTGATGTGCAATTCATAGATGTCACTTCCAACAGCAGTAACACCATCGCATTTTATACTCTTGCAGCAGCAGATAAAATGGAAACTTTCGGATGGACGTTAAAGAAGATAACTATAACGACTCCATCTTTATGCACGAAACTACGAATAGACGCATTCATTAGAAGGAATGGAACGGCTTACATGTGCCGCCCTATGCTTGAAGAGGGCGATTACAACGGCTGGACTCTCTCGCAGGAAGACTATGACTATATAGGTGGCAATCTGCTTGATAACGCAAGGACGCTCGACAAGAGTGGAACGCTGTTTGAAAGTAATGATACTGTCATACAGAATGGATATGGAACGGATTCCGCTTGCATTAAAAACTTAATGAAAGCAAACACAACTCCTTCCGATTACAAGGAAGTGTTGAGGTGGCTTTTCGGAAGTACGTACCTCGTCAACGGAAATGATTACATCTTCTCGTTCGTTGCAAAGGCAGATGTGGATGATGCAAGAGTAGTTTGTTACATGTGGAGCGGTGATATAGAAAATTCGTCCAATATATTCACGGAAGGTAATGGTGGAGCTTGGGATTCTCAAGCTGATGGTAATATCGTATTTATACTGTCTCGGCAATGGACGAGATATTGGGTACACTGGAGACCAAAGGATGGCTATGCGACACCTAAGGAAGTGATAGTCCGTCACACAGGAAACAATATTACCTCTGCCTCCACCGTCTATGTAACCCAGCCTAAGCTCGAAATTGGCGCAACCATGACGGAATGGACTGAGCGCAAGAGTGACCTCATTGATAAGGCGAGTCTGAAGGCAGCGGGTATTGTTGTTGACTCTGAATCTGTCACACTTTACGGAAATCAGGTACACATCAAGAAGAACAAGACTGATGCAAACGATACCGTGCTTATCGACAACGCGACTGGTAAGGTGTCGGCAGGACTGATAGATGCTGATAAGGTTGTAGCGGAAGGTATTCAGGCGGAAAACCTGGAGGCGACAAATTTAAATGTGACAGGTAATAGTCGATTCGGAATTTGGGAAATTGTGAAAGATGATACCTTTGGAGAAATGATTCAGGCGAGAGGAGATTTAACACTTCCTTCTGGCACGACTGCCTCAGGCTCAGGAATTAACTATCTGCCTTTATACATCAGAGGCGGAAAAGCGGATATAAACTATTTTCGTGTAGGCGTGTCCTGTACGGAGTTTAGTTATCGCTATGGTAATGATTTCTGTGGCGTATGGACTGGTAAAGCTGCGGACTATGTTTGCGGTGGCACTGACACCGTTTTTAACACCCCTACTGGGTACGTTTATAACACATCCTACCATCCTGCTGAGTATATATACGCAACAAAGTCATCGTCGAACGACCCTGCGTTTGCTATAAATGTTATTGCCAAGGGTTTTACAGGTACACCAACGGCTATTCAGACAAACGGCGCTATTAGAGGAGTTATAGCCCCTAATCTGAGTATTATGAATTATAGCGGGCAAATAAGCAGCTCTGATTGTATAGTGATAGTTACGAAAGGTGGTATTACACTAAAATTGCCAGCTGGTCCTGTTGTAGGGCAGACTTTGCTGATTTACTCTAAAGTGTCGTCAAACGTGTATATCGAGTATGACAGTTCTGGTGGTTACGGTACAGGGAAGATGTATTCAGATGGCAGTTTGCAGACTAAAATAGAGATAGGTAGAGCAGGTACTTTTACCTATTTCATTTTTGATGGAGAGAATTGGTGTTATGCTTACTTCAACGGTTCGCATAGAAATGCGTAAATAATTATAAAATATAAATAAGCTTATGGAAATAACAGGAACAATTAATGTAACTGAGCTGTCCGCAGTAGACAAGCTCAATGATACAGACACCTTACTTCTTATACGTAAAGAAGGTGAATCACAAAAGTGCTACAGAATAGCAGGTTCTGATTTTCGTGGAAAATCGGCATACGAGGTTGCTAGGGATGCAGGATATGAAGGTACTTTCGTGGAGTGGCAAGAGCAGGTTAAAACCATTTCTAAATTTACGGTTTCGTTTGACCCGAAGTCTGGATGTCTGTCTATAGACAGTTAAATATCAGTATTACAAGAATCATATATGTATATAATATGTAAAAGTAAAATATTATGGCTAAGAAAGTAATTAAAATTATCCCAACTAAGGTGGGTACAGCCTATAGTCCTACTTATGCGTATCAGTTGCTCGACTACATCGTTATTGATAGTGTAACTGTATATATCTGCAAACGGGTAGACCCAAACACTATGACAAGTGTCGGTCATCCTCTTACGGATACCGACTGGTGGGATAAGGGTGTAGATTTGTCTGAGGCTATCGACAAAGCACAGATGGCTATCAGCAAGGCGCAGGTGCTTTCCGATAAGGTGACGGAGGCAGAGAAGTCACGTGAATCTGCTGAGAAGATGCGTCGCGCTGCCGAGGCTAACCGTGTGGAAGCTGAGAAGAAGCGTGAGATTGACTTCAAACAGTCAAAAACTAGTGCGGACGATGCAACGAGAAAGGCATTGTCTACCTACTCGCATCCTCCTTATGTAGACGCAGATGGTTACTATTACAAATGGAATGTGACAACTGATAGCTATGACAAGACGGACGTGAACCTTACTGGTAAGGCGTTTCAGATTAAGAAGGTTTTCGCTTCTGTATCTGCGATGAATGCAACAGATGTTAATACATTCGCAGAGAATGATTTTATCCTCATCAATACCGCTAATGTGGAGGACGAGGATAACGCAAAACTTTATGTTGTTGCTCTTAATGAGCAAGGACGAAAGTTCTACTCCTATCTTGTAGATATGAGCGGTTTCCGTGGCTTTACGGGCAAGACCCCTCAGTTTCTCATCGGCAATGTGACTACCCTAGCCGAGGACGCAGAAGCTACGGCTTCCGTATCAGCTTCGGGCACAGATACCGACGGAAACCCTGTCTATAAGCTGAATCTCGGTATTCCAAAGGGAATCCGTCTCCGCTTTGCTGACCTCACGGATAGCGACAAGGCAGAATTGATGAAGCCTGCTACCGATGCTGCTGCGGAATCCAGGGCACAGACCGAAGCATGTAAGACAGCAACCGATAACGCCAATGCCGCAACTGAGAATGCGAATATTGCGACCGAGAATGCGAACACCGCAACGACAAATGCCAACAATGCGGCTGATAAGGCTGACAAATCCGCAGCCAATGCCGATGCAAAGGCGAAGTCTGCGGAGGACGCAGCGCAGAATGCCAATGAAGCTGCTGACAGAGTAGATACATCTATTACGGACATTACAGAGCAGAAGCAAGCAGCCATTGATGCCGCCAACAGAGCGAACGCAGCTGCCGATAACGCAAACAGTGAAGCAAGAAAAGCCAGCGAGACAAACACTTCCATCACCAATGCCGAGGCATTGAGGGTTAAGGCAGAGGAAGGTCGTGTCGTTGCGGAATCAAAGCGAGAGACTGATTTTGCTACATCTAAGCAGGCAGCTCTTGATGCAGCTGATAACGCTAATGATACTGCCAATCATCCTACGTATATCGGGGAAGACAACTATGTGTATGCGTGGGATAAGGACTCGAAATCTTACGTAAAGAGCAATATCTATGTAAAGGGCGAAAAAGGTGACAAAGGCGATAAGGGAGAGCAAGGTATCCAAGGTGAACAGGGTATTCAAGGCGAGCAAGGTATCCAAGGTGAACAGGGTATTCAGGGTCTCCAAGGTGTAAAGGGCGATAAGGGCGAAAACGGAAAATCCCCTTACGTTAAGAACGGAAACTGGTGGATATATGATGACGTACAGGGCGAGTTTATTGACAGCGGTGTGTCCGTCTCTTCTTCCTATCAGCTTACTAAAGAAAAGGTAGAAGCTGTGCTTACAGGCGACATCACGTCACATACTCACAGCAAGTATGCGCTAGGAACATCGCTTACGGAAGAAATGCAGCGTGCGACCGCCAAGGAAGCATCTTTGCAAGCCACCATTGACATCATTAACGGTGCATCATCGGTTGATGGTTCTTTCCGCAAGGCGATTGCTGACTTGATAGGTGGTGCGCCAGAATCTCTTGATACACTGAAAGAGATTGCTGACAAGTTAGCAAAGGATGATGATCTTCACAAGGCAATCGAGGAAGCCATCGCTCAGAAAGCTGATAAGTCAACTACGCTCGCAGGCTACGGAATAACCGATACCTATACCAAGGAGGAGGTTGCAACTATCCTCGCAGCGTATCTTACTAGTGAGGGTGCGAGAAAGACCTACCAACCGATAGGAAATTATCTTACCTCACATCAGTCGCTAGACGGATACGTGAATGCTATAAACGTAAGCGGTTCGGGCAATGCGGTAACATCAGTCACAAAGAGCGGAAAGACAATATCTTTCGTAAAAGGTGCTACATTCCTTACCTCTCATCAGAGTCTCGCAGGATATGCAACTGAGAGCTGGGTAAAAGGGTTGAAGTACATCACAGATGCTGACGCAGCAGCCAAGTACCAGCCTAGAGGTAACTATCTTACCTCACATCAAGATATTAGCGGAAAGAGTGATAAAACTCACACTCACAGTGTTAAGATTAATGGTGTGACTAAGACGATTCCTGCCACTGGTGGCACACCTGTGGATTTGGGTAACTATCTCACCTCACATCAGTCTCTCGCAGGATATGCCAAGACTTCGCAGTTGCCGACCAAGACCAGCCAGCTCACTAACGACAGTGGATTCCTCACCTCTCATCAGAGTTTGGCAGGATATGCAACTGAGACTTGGGTCAAGGGGTTGAAGTATGTCACCGATGCAGATGTGGCAGCTAAGTATCAGCCTAAAGGTAATTATCTTACCTCACATCAGTCGCTAGACGGATACGTGAATGCTATAAACGTAAGCGGTTCGGGCAATGCGGTAACATCAGTCACAAAGAGCGGAAAGACAATATCTTTCGTAAAAGGTGCTACATTCCTTACCTCTCATCAGAGTTTGGCAGGATATGCAACTGAGAGCTGGGTCAAGGGGTTGAAGTACATCACTGATGCTGACGCAGCAGCTAAGTATCAGCCTAAGGGTAACTATCTTACCTCTCATCAGAGTTTGGCGGCATACATCAAAACAGTCGATGCAGACAAAAAGTATCTCGGCAAGACGGAGAAGGCTGCGAGTGCATCGACTGCGGATAATGCTTTCAGAGTTAATGGTCATACAGTCTATACAGATGTGCCATCGAATGCTAAATTCACTGATACGGAATATGTGATTCCTACGCTCTCATCTGCTCCTACATCAAGCACGCTGACCTTCAGTGATAACGGAACGACACGCTCATTCAAGGTAGGATATATGTGCCGAGTAGCGGACAGCTCTGCCGAGCATGGATATAAATTCTATCAGCTCTACAACATAGCGAACGGCAAGGCTACGTGGGGAGAGATTAGTGGAGGCGGTTACTATGAGACCGTGACGGTGACGCTCAAAAGTACAGTATCATCGTCAGATAGCAAGCTGAACGGTGCTGTTGTGACCGTCAAGAACACGATGAGTGGAGAGACCCAGACGCAGACCTGGAAGGGAACACCGCTTGTGTTCAAGATTCCTTCGGTTAATACGTATACAGTAAGTGTAAGTAGCATAAGTGAATATGCTGTACCTTTAAGTCAGTCTTACACAGCAGGTGTTAGTACAAGTAGAAATGTAATAATAACTTATACTAAATTACTGCTTGGTATATATATATACGATACAGATGGACACTTTACGCTCTCTGAGAATTGGGATACTGCCAATAATAGCAAGGCAGTTGGTGTATACGTTGGAACTGAGAATAGTCATTTTTTGATTGCTCCAATGACAACAGTATATGACCCAAAATACGGTTGGGGAGACACTGTTCAAGTATCTGAAATTGTAACATCTACTAATAAAGAAAATGCAATGAAAGACTATGCAGGAAAATTGAATACAGAAAAGATTATTACACAACTCGGTACAGACGCTGCTGCTGCGTATTGTCGCAATTATATATTCAAGAATGGTAATATAGGTTATCTGTGGTCGCTAGGCGAAGCAAGGGATGCTTTTAATAATATGCAGAAAATTAATAATGCATTTATTGCGATTGGCTGTGAAGAAATAGTCGCCAGTAATTTTTATTGGACTTCTACTCAGGCAAACAGAGACGACGCATGGGCATTATACTTAAGAAGTGGAAGTATAATAAATATAGATTCAATAAGTAAGGTGTCTGAATATTATGTCCGTCCCGTGTGCTCTATCTAACACTTAGACTTTGTTATTTTACCACATTTCTTTAAGCAAGAAAAAGGTAGTAATGGAGAATATATTTTAAAACGAAATTATATTGTAATAATATGGTAAAAACGTTTGGAGAATCAGCCGATTTCACGGCTTTTAGGGTGATAGATGGTGACATCTATCGTGTAGCATGGGCTAAGACCATGCAGGTTGAAAAAACAGAGGATGGGCAAGTAAAGGAATCCTCCCTGTGTGATTACATGCTTGAGCGATATGATTACAAGCCAAGCATGGATTTAGTGTTGAACGACATCTTGTCGAGTGGAGAACAGGCAAGTATGGAGGAGATTAAAGAGATTAGTGAGGGTCTTGGCTCAGAGCCATTGGAATACATGAAGAAGGCGATGCTTGCCTACATCGAAAAGTACGATGCTTCTTCGTCCGTCAATTCCTTCCTGCTGAACGGCATGGGAGTATGGCTCGACAAGGCTACACGAGTAGGACTGATGAACTCTACCACCATTGCCAAGAGCATGGGGCAGGAGAAGACGACATTGTGGCTGGGAAGCTATCAGCTCGAAGTGGACTGCGACAAGGCTATACAGTTGCTCTCAGCATTGGAAATGTATGCCCTGGAATGCTTTAATGTGACCGCTGCGCACAAGAAGGCAGTGAGCGAGTTGGATAACATTGAGGGTGTCCTGACCTATGATTATCGTGCAGGCTATCCTGACAAGTTAAAGATGGAGGTATAGGCTTATGTGGTATCTCGCATTTATCTCATTCCTCCTTCTTGGAGGTTATTTGCTGTTGATGGCTCTGCGCTTCGGAATCCCTAATATGGTGAGCGATACCTACTATCAGTTGCAGCCTACTACGGGCAGCGAAATCGCTCCCTTCAAGCAGCCTCGCAACATGGGTTGGCTATTCTCACTCATCATGGTTGCGGTGGCTTTCATGATGCTCATCTCCCTGCTCGATATGGGCAGGGGCATTCAGTTCCTTGCCTTCCTTGGCTGTTCAGGTCTTTGCTTCGTAGGCTTTGCCCCTAACTATTGCGACCGTGATGCCTATTCGGTGCATAAGTCGGCAGCAATCGTGGCTGCGGCAGGTTGTGTAGGCTGGTGCTTGTCGGTATGCTGGTGGATAACATTCGTGATAGCCCTGATATATACCATCTACCTTGTTGCCATTGATTTCTTCAAGGTGGCAAACGGTATCTGGTATATCAGTAAGGATGTCAAGTTCCATCCTTGGTATTGGCTGGAGATAGCAGGGTTCGCAGACGTGTTCCTTACGTATTTATTAATGTCAATTATTTAAAAGATGAAGATATGAAGATAGTAAAGAACAGATTCATCCCCCCTAGAGGTTTCAGTTACGTGAACCTATTCGGGGTTCTCTTCACAAGAAGAGACAAAAAGATTAGTGACGTGACCTTCAATCATGAACAGATACATACCGAGCAGATGAAGGAAATGCTTTATGTATTTTTCTACTTGTGGTATCTCATCGAATGGCTTGTCAGACTTATCATCCTCAGAGACAGCCATCAGGCTTATCGTGCCATTTCCTTTGAGAGGGAGGCTTATGACAACCAGGAAAACCTCACGTATCTTGAGGGAAGGAAACGTTACCATTGGCTTACTTATGTATTCTAAAAGATAAGGCGGTTTACAACATGTAGCCGCCTTTCTTTTTGCTAGTAAAAACTTACAGATTGTTACATTTTGCAAACCTTAACACAAAAATATTCTCATTTTCGTTTATTTTATGCATAAAAGTGTATCTTTGCAGAAATAAACTTATAAACCGACATAAAAAATCAACTGATTATGAATAAAGAAGACGAAAGCGACCTATTGCATTGGTTGCAAGATAAAGATGTCAGTGAGGTCATGGACTTGCTGATGAAACATGGTAACAGATATTCAAGGAGAATCTTGAAGTTCTTCCGCTGGTTCTGTAAGTACGTTCCAATAATTATTATGTGCTTACACGCTTATGGAATGTGGGATTTTAGCCAGCATCCAAGGGAAATGTTCATAACAAACAATGAGAATTTTCCATGCTATTTATTCATCTACTTTATGGTGTATATTTTACCTATGGTTCTTATACTGGCGAGCAGATTTTTCTTTCTGTGCTGGCGGTATCGCATTCCTTTCTTTTATTTCTTTGGTGTGAATGCGTCCCATATCGTAGGATGGAGCTGGTACACCACCAAAGATATGGTAGATTCTTGTTTTACAGTCATGGTAGTAACGGCAATATTCTATCTGTACTCTTTTGCTGATTTGTTTATCAGCAGGTCAAAGTTAGGACGTAAAATCTGCGCATAAAGGCAATTTCTACGGAAATTTCACAATAATAAAGGTAATATGGGAAAGATATTGAATTATAAGATACTCGGAACAGCTTTGAAGTCGCTGAGTGATGCTTGCTTTAAGGCTGACGAGCAGCAGAGGAATGGCGAGAAGGTCACCGCCTGCGGTATGAGTGATGATGACCTAGATAGATTGTGCGACATCATCCCCGATATGCTCAATCCGATGATGAGCACCGAGGAAGTCAAGGAGAAACTGCACGTTTCTGATGCAACATTGAATCGAATGGTTGCTAGGGGCGACATTCCGAATGGCGTGTGCAAAAAACGAGGACACACCCGATATTTTAAGAAGTGGGATATTCTGCACTACATTAAGAGTAAGAGAAAATCATAACGTATAAGCCCTATCGCAGCACGGTCAAGCGAGCATATATGAGTAGGGATTATATGTTTTGCACTTTGATTATAGTAGCGATACTGGTAATCATCAACAGCACGTTCATCGCATACCTATACTATTCTTATGAGTATAAGAAGGTCGATAAGTATTTCTTGACTTGGGTAACGATGTCAACTATGATATTGATAATGTGGTTCGTGGAAGGATTGTACCTGTATCTACAATAACAAGTTCGTAGCCCGATACACCTTATTATATAGGATATATCGGGCTGTTCTATTAAAAAAAATTAAAGCACATATATTTATGTGCTAAATATTTGCATATTTGATTTTTTCTTCTTATCTTTGCAAGCGTAATAATACAATAACTTAAAGTACAGCAAGAAATGAAGAAAATTAATTTTTTCCCAAGGACAAAATCAGAGGCAATGGAAATTGCTAATGAGTATATCGCAAGTAAGGATGGTCTTGCTTACGATATGGATATGAGTGTAGATGAAGCAAAGGCAAATGCTGAGATTGTTTGTAAGAACCTTACTCTTACCGTTAACTGCGATGGGGAGTCTCCATTGAAACTCTATTATAAGATTGACGAATAATAACCATTCAGCCCTCGCCAACACGGATAAGGCATAAGATATGAAAAATATCTATGAAAAGACAGTATATCCCAAATACGAGATAGCTCTTAAACAGCACGTAAAAGGTAGCGTGGAAGACGATTACGAAAGTGTAGAGTTTGAAGGAGCAGACAATTATAGAGAAGCTGTCAAAATGGCTAAGAAGTATTCGTTAGATATTGGCTCTGGAAACATGCGTTATAAAGAATCAGCATCATTAGATGCGGGTCTTGCGCAAGTAACCATAATCTGTTACTATTCAGACGATATATCAGATTATAATGAGGTGTGGCAAGAAGAATACATAAACGGAAAGAAAACAAAAAGATATTAAGCCTTCGATATAACGGATAAGTCAAAAATAATTTTTAAAACGTTTTAGACATGAAAGAGACTAAGAATGCGACAATTCGCCTTCCGCAGGAAATTGCGGATTGGCTCACTAAGGATGGCAAGTCCATCAACCAAGCGGTCATTGATACTGCCAATACATTGCAGAGTATAAGATTAATATCTACGACAGAGCTTCGTGGTATATTCTCAGCAAACGAATGGATGTTCCTTGCGGACTCATTCAACGGAACAATCATCAATGATTCGATAAGATATAACGTTAAAATGCTTATTGCTCATTGTGAAGATTCAGTGATTTATGATTCACTTGATAAAAAGTACGATGTGGATATGGAGGTGTTCAAAAAGAAACTCAGCTCCTTGCATTGTGCTAATGTTGATGCCCTTTATGCTAGAATAGAAGATTTTTGGAACAAAGACATTGATATAGAAGATTGGGCTAAGTTTTGATTAATATAGAGGTTAAAGAGAGGTAAGTGATTATCTCTCTTTTTTTATTCAGGAAATAAGAATAAAAAATACCATATTTACGCATATTTTATTCTTATTTTCTTTTTTATGGTCAGAAAACTTAACAAAATGCGAGTTTGTTTAAAATATGAGAAAATATAAAAATTGTATGTTTTCTTACTTTAAATCCAAATGATAACATTTTCTTATCATATATCTCGCTATCACATGTTTAAGAAGTCTTCTACATCAATGTACTCAATTCCGAAATTCTCTGCGCATTTTTTGTCGGAGTCTGAGAAATCTCCATCTTTTCCGCTAGAATCACCTATCATTATCAGCTCACTTTTCTTCCAAGAAGAATACGATTCTAGCATTCCGGTATTTGGCTTTCTCATTCCTATCTCTGCGTGCGATGGGCAATACATAGAATTGACGAAGATATTTCGTCCGGTATGATTGCGAAGATATTTTTGCATAAAGCTTTCAATAGCCTTTATCTTTCCGATGAAATCCTGTTCGTCAACAAATTGAGGGATGCCTCCTTGGTTTGAGACTATTTCCACATAGTAAAGAGTAGGGAATACCTCTACAATCTTATCCAAAACCTCTTTACGGATTTTGAAATCTGTCACATCTATTGGAAATTTGTTTCCTGAAATAGTCTTGATAATAGTATCATCTAAATCAATGAACAATACTTTTTTCTTGATAAAATATCCTTTTCCTGTCATATCTTTGCTTTCTATATTGTTGTTTAATAGCTATATTTTCTAATATAGAGTTCGAAAAACACAGTTGTTATGGTGTGTCTCACCTTTTTAATAATGCAAAGATACGACAAAAAAGACAGCCTTGCAAATAAATTAATGCAAATTTTAAAACGTTATCTGTTTTTAATGAAATCATTAACAATTCTCTCTATAGTGTCTTGCTTGATAGCTATAGGGGCATCACCTTGATATTCTATCACTTGGTTGCCGCATTCCTTCCAAAATAGATTGCTATTGATGCGTTCGCCATCTACCAAGATCCAATCCGGATGATATTCAAACGAATGCATATTAGTTAGCGGAACGAGAATGAATAATTTATTCTCCATCTTGTTTACGAGTACCGACAAGTCATTATCATCAAATGTAATGATAGCTCGATTTTCATTCTCGGATAGAACGTTAAAATCCTCATTAAAACGTTCATAAAGGTAATTTTTGATTTTTGAACAACTCATATTCTTGTAATTTTATAGGAGGGCAGATGGAAAAATCCAAGGTCTGCCCGCCAAGTTATACTTATAAGGAAATCTTCTATAATATCGACTGACAGAGCCATCCCATAAGATAGCATGGTTCTTCGCCTTGCATATCTATTCCCAGATGGTTGCATATATGTGCTACTACATGAAACATTTCATGTGTGAGACTATTTATATACTCACCTTCAGAAGTAGACTTGCAAATGAGCACAACACTTGTTTTCTTTGAAACATTTGTGTATGTCAATCCTTTGTTTGAAGAATCGGTTGAAATGTGGTCGTATGCATCCAATAATGGTTGCCCCTTACAATCAATGGAACTTAGTAAGTCCATAGCTTCGTCAACATCTTCTTGATTAACTACATGACATACAATCACATTCCAATCGTATTTCTCCAAGTAAATTTCTTGTTTAATCATAATACATCATCCCATGGAATGCCGATACCATTATGGTTGCAATCGGCATAAAATCTATTGAAAATAAATCCGTCCGCTTGGTCTGGGTCATCCACCATATCCTTAATGAATTGAGCCAAAGCAGCTTCGTCTTTTAAAGAAGACTTAAAGAAATCGGCTCTAGCCATGTTTGCGACATAAACGAAATCGTAATTGTCGGCATTCTCCAACTTTACGTTGTTGACTTTAAGAAGTTCCTCGACTGTATCTTTTTCTGTCGGTTCAACTTTTTCGAGCTTACCAGTCGTTGCGTTTGTCTTGCGCATTAAGGTAATAGCCCAATCGCACATCTTTTTATTGAAGTGCCAGCCATTGTAGCGAAGGTATGCAATCATCCCTTCAGGCTTCATATCGTATGCGTCAAGTGGTATTTTGTATCTTCCCATAATAAAAGCTTTTAAAGGAGGTGGAGATTTCTCCCCACCTCAAAGTGTAATACTAATAGCGATAACCGCCACCTCTGCGACCACCATGTCTTTCACCATAGCGGTCATCATCGTCATCATCCCAATTGTCTCGGTAATCCGGCATTGGGCTTCTGTGACCCATTCGTCCATACTTGTCATCCCCCATTTCATCAATGCAGTGCATGAGTTTGCCACCATACTTAAGCATCTTCTCTACAAGTTCCGACATTTCATTTACCTTGTTTTCGGTAATTTCTATCATGTATCCCATAATGATTTACTTTTTTGTATTAACTTTTTCCAAAGCCACTGACAACATAGACTTAATATCGGTCAAAGTTCCCTTCATTCCGCTAACCTCGCTTTTGAGGTTATTGATGTCTTCTTCCTGTTGTCTGTCTTTGGCTATTTGTGGATTCAATACGGCACGCATCTTTGCGCACTCTTCCATAACCTTTTTGTGGTATGGCTCGCTTTCCACAATCTCCTTAGAATGCCGATACATAGCCTCAACTTCCGCATCCATAGCTTCACGGCTTTCAGAAACCACGAGGTTTTCCGAATTTGCGATTTGCATATTGGATGGGAGTTGTTTGAACTCCATTTGTTCATTAGGCAATTTTACGACAACATCAACGGTAGTCTCCATTGGTTGTGGGTTGAATTGCCCAGGAGTATATGTCGGGAACTTAGGTTGTGGGTTACTGACCGACACAACCTGTCCGATTTTGAGACTTGGGTTTTCACCCTTGTCAAGCACATAGAATATGCTGTTAGGTCGAAGTCCTTGAAACATAGCTTTGTAATGTTAATTGTTAAACAATACCCGTCATTAGCTGAAGGGTGTTAGTATCTCGCTCGAACCAAAACTGATAAACTCCAGTTCCTGCAATGTCGGCTACCGTCAAAGGATTGCCGTTGAACTTAGTTACAGCTTGGGTTACGCCATTGGTCTCGAAAAGGATTGGCAGCGTATTTGTCGTACCTGTCGGAATAGCTTGATGTAGGTTCACAAAGATAGTTCCCCTATAGTTAGCATTCACGAAGGCGTGGTTTCTGAACGAGAAAACGACATTTTCGGTGTTCACCACCACGCCTGTAGATGCGATAGCTGCCGAGCCGTTACGATTAACCCATGCAAAAGGTCTCATCCATAACATAGCAGCCTCCTTTCTTTAACCCCAGAATCCGTTGTTGGCAGCATTCAAACCATACAGACCAGCCTGATAAGCGACACAATTAGGAACCGCAGTAAACGGGCTGTAAGGAGTAGTTACCGTCTCTGGCAACTTACACTTGATACCTGCCACCTCACTCTGCAAGCCAGCCAATACCGCATTGATAGGTGCTACAGCCTGACCCACAATCTGTGATGTCATAGCGGAAGACTTGAAGGTACTGTTCTCCTCACGAAGAGAATCAATCTTGTTCTGCATCTCACGCATCTCAGCCTGCTTCTGACCGTCAACGATGGTCTGAGTGCTTTCCTTGATAGCGTTGTGCAAGTCACAAGTCTGGCGCTGGGTCTCGTAAGCCACGTTAGAGAAGCCACGCTCCTGACCTACGGCTACATTATTGATGGCATTCTGCAAAGTGCCAGTTTGCTGACACATAGCCAACTTGACGTTTCCGTCCATAGCCGTAATATTGTTATTTACACGGCAGCAGCAATCAGCGAGTTGTGATGCAATCTGCATGTTACCTTGCTGAAGAGCGTTGATGGTTTGCATTCCGCTCATGCCTACTTGGTTGCCCACGTTCTGAACTTGGGTTGTCAAGGCAGAGATTGCTTGTTGAATCTGTCCTTCAGTACAATTGAGCTGAGTAGCGAGATTACTGAGTGCATTACGATTGCCACCGATAGCATCCATAAGCAAGGAACGACCATAGTCATTGTTGATTTCATTGGCAAGACCTGCGCCATTGCCACGACCACCAAAGCCGAAACCATTACCGCCCCAACCACAGAAGCAAAGGATAAAGAGCAGCCAAATGAACCAAGAACCATCGCCATTGCCGAATCCGTTATTACCCTTCATCGCAAGAAGAACGTTTGGGTCAACGCCTCTCTGTTGGAGCAAAGGAGCTATCAAGCTCATCATTCCTCCATTGTTACCTGAACCCTCTGGATTAAAAACATAAGTTTTTGATGTCTCCATAAGAATAATCTTTTTGTGTTAAACCTTAATTAAACTAACTCTTTGTAACGTTACGGCTGCAAAGTTACGCATAATAAGCAAAAGGTTTAATAACTCTATCAAACTTTCTTTTAATCGCTAATAATCAAGTAGTTAAGTTGATAGGAGGTAATATCATACTTTCGGATTCATGAAAATCAAAGGCTTGTTTGCAAATTCCGTTTGCAGAAAACAAAAAATGCAAACGGAATTGCAAACATAAATTATGCACATACAAACTTGAAACCAAACTTTCGAGTATAGTATTCCTCTTTCGGATGTCTTTTCGTTTCGGCATCATAGCAGAGGACAAACGGCTCACCATCTGAGTAGAAATAGTTGTAAGACTTACGCAAATACATCTTCGCATTCAAAGCCTTTGGAGAGAGTTTTCTTATTCTTAACCTCGTTTCTTGAGGCTTACCCGACAACACTCTAAGTTCATCCATTTTATATTGCATATGCAGCTTTCTGCCTTTACTAGCATATTTTTCTTTATTCCAATAGTTCCGTAAAGACTTGTTCCGCTCTTTGCGAATCCTATTTTTCGTTTCTTCATCATGTTCTAGACCGAACTTACTGACTTGTCTCAATATTGTTGATATAGGTATATCCAATAATTCTGAAATTTCTCTTGCAGTCATTGTTTTATACATGTCAGAGATTTTTCTGATAGTTTCCTTATTCAATTTGTTGTCTAATTTAGTGCCACCTAAAATAGCGATATACTTATATAATGTATGTGCGGTAACACCAGCTGTCTTAGCCACTTCCTTTCGTGGATAGTCATTGATGTGGGCTTTGATATAGTCCATCTGTTCTTGTGTTAATTTTCTTGGCATCCTTCATCCTCCTCAAAAGAAAATCCATATTTATCCATGTAGTACTTCTCGTTCATCCTATGAGTATTCCGGTCATAACCCAAGATATAAGGTTCGCCTTCAAAACCGAAATACCCATGCTTCGTAATGAGATTGTATTTGGCGTGATACGCTTTTGTCGGCAACTCGGAAAACTTAAAATTCGTTTTCTGTGGTATGCAGGACATAACTCTGAATTTTTCTACACGCATCGTTTTTTGCCAGCTTTTTACCCTTTTACTTATTGTTGCTTTCTCATACGCTTTCTTTAAATTTGCCAAACTGTTATTTTTAAGTCTTTCGATAGTTTCTTTCGAATGAGTAAGCTTTAGTCTTTTTGCCGCCTTTCCTACTGTAGATGGATGACACCCTACAATCTCGGCAATCTCTTTGACTGAATGGTTGGTGTAAAGCTTTGCAATTTGTTCATCACGCTTCTTGTTGGGTTGCGGAACAGGTCTTTTATGTTCGATTTTACAATTGCAATCATGTAGAATCTTATACAAGAATTTCACGCTGACACCCATTCTTTGTGCCAACTTGTATCTTGGTCGTTCATTTATGTGCGCCTTAATAAAGTTTATTGTGTCTTGTTCTATAACTTTCATTTTTATTCAGTTTTTGTGGTGTGTCTCACCTGTTTTTTGCAAAGATAATGAGATTTTATTGGCAGAGCAAATATTTTAATGTGTTATAACTTAGTTTAAGGAAAAATTTAATTATTTGCACAAAAACTAATTGTGTAGTTTTCTGACTCGGCTATTTCCACATTATTATATATAAATAGCTATCTTTGCAACAAAAAACACAAAGAAATGACAGCGGAAACTATTCAATTAATACAGACGGGAATTAATCTTCTTTGTGCATCGGGTGTAATCTCAACGCTGCTGTACTATAATAGTAGAAAACGAAAGGAGGCGGCACTCGCATCACAGGAAGAGAATAAGACTATTTCATCATATGCCGATGAGTGGAAGGCTCTCTATGAACGTTCCAACGAGTCGGTCGTTAATCTTAATAGTAAAGTAGATGAATTGTATGAGGAAATCAATCAGTATCGTATTACCATACGCAATCTTAGGGATGAGAAGAACGATTTGAAGCTTGCCTTGCATGAGGCACAATGGAACAGATGCATCAAGGATGGATGCCAACTTAGAACCCCACCAAGAAAACGAGATTCTTTAGAAGCATTTGTTGAAAAAGAAGAGGGTGCTGTATATCGTGACAGGGAGGATTAAAACATGGTTAAGTATCTGAAATTACTCATACAAGTTAATAGCGGACATTCAAGCAAGGCATTCTTCTTAGTGTCCGTGACCTTGATAGGTTTCTTGATGCTCTTGGTTGTATGCTTCATCTTAGTGTGGGAAGTGGTGACTTATGGGACGATCAAGACCGATTTGATGGGGTTAAGTGCATTTGTTGGTAGTGTGGCTAGTTTGTTCGTCACGGCTGGCATTACCAAGACTATAGGGGAACGTGGCGAACATCAAAGCGAAAACGATAAATAGACTATGGCAGACTCAAGTATTTTAAAACCATTCATTCTCTCATTCGAGGGTGGATATTCTAACAAAAAGAGTGACAGGGGAGGCGCAACGATGAAAGGCGTAACCCTAGAGACGTTTCGTAAAGTTTATGGTGCTAGTAAGACCGCAGCGGACTTGAAGAAGATAACCGATGAACAATGGCATCACATCTTCAAGAAATATTATTGGGATGCTTGCAAGGCTGACCAAATCAACAACCAGTCGGTGGCTAATCTCTTGGTTGACTTTGCTTATAATAGTGGAGTAAGCAGAGCTGTACAAAAGATTCAAACTATCGTAGGAACAAAAGCTGATGGTATCATTGGTAATATAACCTTGGCAGCTATCAATTCATACAAACAAGGTCAATGGTCGTTGTTCGATAAGCTGAAGGTGTCACGAATTGCCTTTCTCAATGCGATTGTGAACAATGACCCAAAGCAAAGTGTGAACCTGCATGGATGGCTTCGCAGGGTTGGAAATATACAATACGGAAAGCTCGTATGTAATAACGGAAAGTTAATTACTTGGTAATCTTACGAGGTACAGGCTCAACTAAGGCATTAGTAAGACCATCATCCTTAATTGGGTGGTGGTTTTTCTTCACTTTTGAAATTTTGAAAAAGAGAGAGTGGGCAGAAAAATTGTTCCTATTGGTTTTATTTGTACCTTTGCACTCAAAAAGGAGGCTAATATGCAATTAAGATTTGATTGGTGGCGTTGGCTCGTTACCATATTGGTAGGTTTCTTCATCATGCTTATGATGTACGGATGCCGGACGACAAGATATGTAGATGTAGAAAAAGTGGTGCGAGACACAACTACTTATGCCCATTGGGACTCAATTGTCAACGAAAGGGTCAAGCTTATTCGGGATAGCTTGCTATCTTATCATTGGGAGCAGACCGAAAAGCAGGTTAAGGATTCCACTTACGTCAAGGATGATGTCAAGACAAGGGTAGATGAGAGTGGTAAGGTACTAGGTAAGGATTCTACTCATATAGAGATTAGATACAGGGACAGCAAGGAACTATCCAAGGTTCGTGATAGCCTTATTCATTATAAGGAGATAGCAGAGCGAGCGAGTATATACAAGGCTCAGAGGGATAGTCTAAACAGAGAATTGAGTATCACCCAGACCAAAAAGGAATATATTGAGAAAGACTTGGTGGGCTGGGACTTGTTCTATTGGAAATTCGGTATGATTTCCTTTTGGGTCGTTTCCTTGATGCTGGTTACAATGATTTTCTTTCTCACGGTAAAATATAAGAAAAAGTTTTTTCATTAGGTTGGTTTTTAGTTATTTAAGGTTTTAGATTGGTTTTAGGTAACAACTTGTGGAGCAGCTGCCAGTGATGGTGGTTGCTCTTTTTTGTCTTGAAAATGCCTTAGAGTATTAAATATTAAAATTGCAAGCGGTTTAATGCGTTTGTAGTTTTGTATATGTAACTAAACATGATATTCTGTGTTAAGAAAACATAATACATATAATTCTACGCATTAAAGCCCTTGCAGTTTGAAAATAAATTAGTATCTTTGCAGCGTGCTTTGTTGGTGCTGACACGCTTACAAGAATCAATAAGATTTTCCGTGGCGAAAGCCATACCACGATAATCCTTACCTAGATTTCGGTGTCAGACGAATGAAGGGTAAGGATTTCTTTTTAGAATCCTTATTTTGAGTTGAAACATCCTTAGATAGCTCTAAGTTAGCAATGGGCTATAAAATTGTTGGAGTAAGCGAAACACAAATAAGTTAAATAAATAAGGAATTTATGGGAAATCATTATTTACATATACGTATGGACTTGGTAAAGAAGTATACCTATGGTGCGTCATCATCAGAAGTGAAGGCGCACAAGGAGACGCTTTGCTTTGCTATTTGGTGTAAGATGCAACACAGAAATTCTGTAATATTTAACTTAACCATTAAGGATGTAAAGAAAAAACTCGGTGTAGGCTATCCCAAGGCAAGAAAATTGCTAAAGGATGTCAAGGAGGATGGACTCTTTACAGAACTTGGTAACGGGCGATTTATCGTGAATACGTTCCGTGACAAAGAAAAGAAGCCCAATAAAAATGGAGGTCGCTTCCAAGGGGCTTACGTTTGTCGTATTCCTATTAACAAGGACTATAAGCTAAAAGAGTTATATTCTATAGTCAACAACATTTTGTACATATCGGTTATTAGTGGTGCTCGTCAAGACTGTTTTAACGTTGGAAACAATGATTGTGCTTGGCATCAACTAACTACTAACTCATTTGCAAAGGTTGTGAATATGGGTCATGGCTCTATATGCCGAATCAAGAAGAATCTTATCAGCGAAGGTAAGATTAAGTCCACGTATGCGGAAATGCACATGGCAGATGATAGAAACGAGGGAGAGATGGAACGAACATTGCAAAGGCTTGGTCGTAGGAACTTTACGTTTAACGTAGGTAACCTGCACTATTTAATCATACCTTGCTCTTACTCTTTTGGAGACCGAGAGACTTCTGTTGCTATCAAGCACAGAATCTATGGTTACAAATTGAAGGGACATGGTGCTTTTGAAAAAGGCACGAACAAATACTATAATGGATCAATAGGATTAACCAATATACCTGATTAAAGGTCGAGTTCTATTTCGGACATTTTCATATTAGTAGTTAGTTGGAATATATATTTAGGGAGTCTTTAATAGGCTAACGTGTTCCTTAGTATATTACGTGTTATTATTATATATACGAGATTATGAAGAAGTATGAATGTTATATAAGTTTAGCTGGTAATGTGTGTGGTGACAAAGGAAGTTATTATTATGCGTTTGCTACATTTGAAGGAGAAAAAATGATTGATAGTGTCGCAACAAGTCGGAGTCTTTTGGTATATCCTAAAAGTCGTTTTGTCCCGATTTTGACTAAGGCATTAAGAAAATGCAGAGGTGAGTTCCATGTGTATGTGTACTTACCAAAAGGCTATGATTTTGTAGAATTACCTAATGGTGAATACCAAATATCAGCTTCGTACTCCTGTTCCGAGATAATTGAGTACACTTATAAGTGCAGCGACAAAATAACAATAAAGAAGTTTGATGAAAATAGTAAAAGATGTTTGGATATACAACAAAAAGCAGAAGAGATAAGAGAAATTAACGAAAATAAAGAATTACACAAGTCAATAGCCAAAGAAATGAAGGCGAAAGATAAAAATAGCAAGAAAGACTTGCGTAGGGAAAGATTAGTTCCAAATTATATTTGCTATACCGATGGAAGCTGCGATAATTATTCCACTCACAAGGCAGGTGGCTCGGCTTATATCGTTGTGAATACAGCTACAGGTGAACTTGAAAAGGTAAAGACACATCATTGCTTGCATACGACAAATAACAGAATGGAGATGTTGGCGATAATATCAGCCGTTAATTATTGCCCGAAAGGTTCTGTCGTAGAGGTTCGAAGTGATTCTAAGTACGCATTAAAGATGTTCCGCTATACAGATTGGGAAATAGGCGCAGATATAAAGAACCCAGACTTAATTAAGTTGTATCGTAAGTGTGCAAAGGATAAGCTTGTTATTTTGACTTGGGTAAAGGGGCATAATGGTGATGATTTGAACGAGCAAGCGGATTGCTTGGCTTTTGGTGCATATGAGAAAGCATTAAAAGAGAATGGCTTACCAATGGCTCCTGAGAAGTATCGTGCTATGAGACGAGGCAAGCAGACGGTGTTTGAAACAGATAATTAAAGATAAATTTAATTTATTATGAAAGAGTTAGGTTTTGATAAGCTATACGTAAAGTTTAGCAATTTATATTGTGAGTATCGTAGTAGAAAGCAATTCTTGAAGTGGTTGAAATCCGCAAAGAATCTTTCTGAAGAGTTGTTTGAAGTAACGCCAAGTAGAGGTGGTTCGTTTGATGTTGTGTTGTCTTTTGAAGAGATAAAGGATTTATTTCCGATTATGGAAAACTCATTGCCTAAGTATGAAAACGATATAAAGCAAGTTTTGTTAGCTATAAAGGAAATGGGGCAACTTGAAGTAGCAAAGATTTGGCATGAGGATGATTGGGGTGATAGCTTTGTAGAGGATTTTTGTAAAACCCATGATATTTAATGATGATACGGACATTTGAACTATGTGCCGGATATGACTCTCAACTGATGGCTTTGGAGCGACTGAAGAAGAACCATTCTGATTTCGATTACGAGTGCATCGGATGGTCTGAGATAGAGCCAAGCGCAATAACATTGCATAACGCTTGTTTTCCTAGTCTGTCCGGCAAGAACTTTGGTGATATGACCAAGATAGATTGGAGTAAGGTTAAAGACTTTGACTTTCTGACGTATTCAACACCTTGTCAGTCTGTTTCGCAAGCCGGAAAGCAGAAAGGAATAGAGGAGGGAAGCAATACACGTTCCTCTATCCTTTGGTTTACAAGAAACGCCATTATTACCAAGAGACCGAAATACCTCTTGATGGAGAATGTAGAGGCTTTGGTTCAAACAAAGTTCATTGGGTTCTTCAACAAGTGGCGCAAGGAGTTGGAATCCTACGGATATGTTAACTATGCTAAGGTGGTAAATGCAGCCGACTGCGGTGTTCCTCAGAACAGAAAGCGTGTCTTCATGCTCTCTATACGAAACGATGGTGATAAGATAGATTATCATTTTCCGAGAAAGACAAAGCTAGAGAAACACTTGGTTGATGTCTTGGAGGAAAATGTGGATGAGAAGTACTTTTTTAGTGATGACTTGCTATGTAAAGAGAAATTTGTATCGAATGAATGGAAAGAACCTATGAGTGCAGCTATAAGAACTCGTTCTGAAGGTAAGTGGATAAAAGGCGAAAAGCATAGTCCAAAGGTCGAGCTTGGAAAGAATATAGCCAATACCATTACGTCTGCGAGCAAGGACTCCTTGGTTGTGCTTGGAGAGACAAGGTTGTGCATTAGGCGTTTGACTCCGAGAGAACTCTTCCGTTTGATGGACGTTGACGAAGAATACATAGACAAGATGCTTGAAAGTGGAGTACCGAAGTCAAGTCTTCAAAAAGCTGCTGGAAATTCGATTGTCGTAGCTTGCATGGAGAGGATATTGGAGGAACTTTGGTTTTCTGAGAGTAATGTTAAGGTCGCTGATGATGGCCAGCTATGTTTATTTTAAATGTTTTAATGAAATGATGTTTTTAAATAATAACGAGAAAAAGGAGAAAGCAAATGCTATCTCATACAAGATAGATGAGTACATCTGGGGACGAAAGGATTTTGTTACCGATTGCCCCTATGGTGAGAAAGGCAGATACACCAATGCAATTAATAAAGTTGGTGATTTGGGGTGTAACACTTGCGAATGGCAGGTAAGACACAACCCTAGTGCGCAAGTTGTGATGTGCTCCAATCCAAAGGTGGAGAAGAGCGATATTAAGAAACTTTTTAAGGATTTATGATTATGGATAGGGAAAAATTAAAGAAAGATTACGAGGATGCTTGCAATGCTTACTTGAAGGCATTCTGTGAGAAGCATGAGTTTTACGGATTGGATAATCCGGATACATATTGGATAGGTGACGAACCAGGTGGAATAGCTAATTGTGGTGATTTGACTTTCGATATGGCTACTATTGTAACAGATATTGACAAGGAAGCTCCCGAAGAAGAGTTGTTGAAGTGGTACGATTATACTATTGAAGCTAGTGAGTTCAATTTGCCTATTCCAAACTTCGACCATTGGCTTATGGGGTGTCCTATAACATCAAGTAAATGGTTTGAAAACATGCGAGCAAAGCGTAAGGAGTTTGAGGACTTGTTGAAACAAGAAAACGAAAGGTTGAAACATGGAAAGAAGTAATCTTTTTAATCATTTGTTGAGGATATTTGATGAAGGTCTCAGTATGAAGACTACCGAACTTGAATATGGTACACTTGAAGTTACTGTAGAAAATCGAAGCCAAGACAAGAAAATTACATTCTTAGCAAAGGGCATGGAGGATGCCAAGCAGAAGGCAGCGGAATGGCAGGTTGGACAAATGCTCTTGAATTGCGATGATTTCGAGGAGATTGTTATGTTTTTGGCTCAAAGAAAGAAACTTAAAAAGGAAATGTCAAATGGATAAGAATTTTAGAAGTTGTTTTTGTTGCGTCCATTTCCTGGAAATACAAAATACAAGCACAGGAAATGTTTTGAAATGCAAGAAAGGTAGCACAGTGGAAGTAAAGGGGAAGCGACTGACAGAAATCGCTGCAAGATGCAAAAATTACAAAGCGTGAGGCACACGTTAAAGAACATAGTAAGATGAAATTAAGGATAAAGGTAATTTGTAGCATAAGTATTTGAGAAAGTGAAAAATGTAAAAACTGTGAAATAAATGGTAGAAACTATATTAAAAAATTAAATAATATTAATACAATAAAGAAACACATTAAAACATTTGCATATTACAATAATTCTTTGTATCTTTGCATCGTGATTAAGAAACAAATGTTATTAATTAAAATGGTGAGACACACCTCAAAAACTGGGAATAATGACAAAGAAAGAAATTTTAAAACAATGGCTTGATGAGCCGAAAGTGAAATATTGTGGCAATTCAAATTTCACGTTAGGTTATGGTGATGGCTGGGATTGGGTTAAAGATACCCTACGACCAGCTATCTCGAAGAACGCTATGTTTCTCAGATTCTTGGAGCATGGTTTCTGTGAGATAGAAGAATTTCTGAAATCCAAGTCCGAGAAACCGAGCGAAGAGGATTGTACCTTGTATTCTGTTGGATACAAAGATGGAGTCAAGGATGCCATGATTGCAATTAAGAATAGATTTGAAAAATTAAAATAGGAGGTTAAATGGATTTAGGAAAGGCGATTAAGACAATTAGGGTAAGCAAGGGCTTGACCCAACGACAACTGAGTAAGGCTATCGGTTGTAGCGAGACAAATATGTTGTTTATGGAGACCGGAAGAACGTTTCCACGCAAGAGTAAGATTGATGCAATATGCAAGGTATTGGAGATTCCGATGTCTTATTTGTTGATGTTTGCTATTACACCGGATGATATTCCGGAAGATAAGCAGAGTTTGTACACAAGCATCGTTGAGCCGATGCGTAACGAATTTATTAGGGAGTTACTGCGATGAAGAAATACTATTATTTTGTGGCTAAGTATGTCAAGCATGGCATAACACGAATATGTACAGGCACACAAGAGACGGATGAAGGCTATTTTGATTTTATCTGTGCTGGAAATTTTATAGCACAAGAAAATGATGTTGATTACAAGGATGTAATTGTAACTTTTTGGTCTGAGATTAATTCAATAATGTTTGATAAATATAGGAATAAATAACATAATTCGAGTACGAAGGCAATATCATTTGGAAAAATTACGATTTCTATTTCATGCCTTGTGTAGGAGATTATGTCGTAATAAACAATCTTACATACAAGATTAAGTCTCGTGTGTTCAAGTGTCAAGGAAAGACTGTAAAAGTTGTTTTAAAAAAGGTTGATAATGAAAATACGAATAGTTAAACATGTTTGTGCCGATGGAGTAGAAAGAGGTATCTTGGAGTACCGCAACCATTGGTGGGAGAAGTGGAAGCCATTGCATCAGGACGGAAAGCTGGCTTATGTTTCATATATGGGAACGAAACCTTGTAAGTCAGTGCAAGAAGAGTGCTTCGATGTATTAGGATTGAGCGATGAATCGAGAAATACCCGTGAGCAGATGCACTGGTATATCTTGAATGCGGAAGAGATATATGTTGGCGCAAGAATTGGTAGCGAGTATCATATCGGCTATGATGTTGATAATGATGAGAGTCTGGAAACGCTTAGAAATTTGGAGGAATAGTTATGCACGGAAAGATCTTTTCGGTTAAGACCGATATTGTATATCATAGAGAGGAGAGTTTGAATCTCTTTAAAGGCAAGAAAAAACTTGATAAGGTGGTGTCCGGTCGGGTACTCAGAGAACAAATCAAGTTGTTTGGTTTCATTGTCAGAACAAAGTATATTTATCAGATTTGCTGCCCATTAGTCGATATGAATGATACTCATGAGGTTTCTGAATTGTATCGGGTCGAGGATTTGGTGAGAACGGCGTGCTATAATAAGGTTGTTGAATATTCAAAAAGAAAGCATTATGCCTAGTGTTAATTGTTTCAGAAGAGTCCTACTGGATGTCGGTGGCAAGAAGACAATAATCAGCGTGCCCCACGGAATGACGGAAACCGAAGTAAATAAGGTTTTGGTCGTTACAAGGGCTTATCTTCAGCAATATGTCTATGTTGAAATGGTATTGGCAGAGTGTTTCATTCAGAAAATCGAAAAGAGTATTCTGAAGAAGAAATGCGTTAGGTTTGATGTTAAGAAGAAGTGGGTGGACTGCAAGAAGAACCTTCGCAAGGTGGTTAAGTATTATGACGCTTATGTTCCTAATGCAGATTTCAATAACGAATTCGCAATGACGTTTTATGACAAGATTAGTGGAGACTTGTATAAGTTGCGAGATAAGATTGCGGTGAGGTTACAGAACTTAGGAATTGGTGAAAAATCGGGAGTCTATGCGAATGCAATCATCCTTTATAATCTCACCAACCTTTGTCTGGGAACTTATGAGAATATCATCCGTAAGCTGTTTGAAGAATTGCACGTTAACTTAATGCAAGCGTTCAAGGATTTTGCCCCAATACTTGCTTTTGAAAACTCCTATGACTTCATGGCGTTAGTGATGGATAAGGATTTCGAGAGACTGGCAGACCATTTGATGACTAAAGAAATTCTTTCTTATTTCGACAAAGTAAGAAAAGGTGTATTTAATGAACAGACCTTGAACGAGGCTTCTATTAATGCTACAGAGGATTTGACAGACGAAGAAAAGAGTTCGTAAAGGGCTTACATCGGAATAAGTGACTTTATGAAGAGTGGCTATCCTTTGGAAAGAACAACAACCAAGAAAGTTAGCTAATGAAGATAGAGTCAAGCGATTTTTTGCCTATAGGTAATGAATTTCAGAAAATCTTCGGAGTAAGCTTTGGAAAGTTCGTTGATATGCGGTTTCTTTTAGCAAGAAAAGAGTTGGTCTTCAATTTGCTGAAGTTCACAGATTGGCTTGAAGAGTGCTATCCGGATGAGTGTTCCATTGATGGAGTGAGTTATAATGAGGTAGTCGAGCGAAAGTTTGGCAACCGAGGTGTTAAAATGATAAAGAAGATGATAGGATGAAGTACATGGGTAGTAAGGCTAGAATCGTGCATGAAATATTGCCGATTATGCTGGACAAAGAGCATGATACGTTTGTAGATGCTTTCTGTGGAGGCTGTAGCGTTATAGAGAATGTTCCGAACACGTATCGAAGGATTGCCAACGATAAGAATAGGTATCTTATCGAAATGTGGAAGTATCTTCAGAATGATGGGTTTGTCTTCAACCATATTAGTAAGACGTTGTATAACTTTGCAAGAGACTGCTATCACGGAAAGAATAAATTCTTCACAGAAGCAGGTGTCGGACTAATTGGCTTTATGGCGAGCTTTAATGGACGTTTCTTTGATGGTGGTTATAGCGGACATAATGTTGTCGGCAAGAACGGAAAGGCAAGAGATTACATAAGGGAGCAGATAGAAAATACAATGCGTGATGTGCCTCTTCTCAAAGGTGTCGAGTTTTATAGCGGCAGTTATGATGAACTTGTGATACCGGATAGGAGTATCGTGTATAGCGATATACCTTACAAAGCTGCGAAAAAGTACGATGTATCAAAGAACTTCGATTACGAAAGATTCTATATTTGGTGCATGGAAATGGCTAGAAGAGGACATAAGGTCTTTATCAGCGAGTATCAGATGCCGCAAGAGTTCAGATGTGTTTGGGAAAAGGAAGTAACAAACTCTCTCAACCCGAATATCACAAAGAGACCAGTCGAAAGGTTGTTTACTATTGATTAGAAAGAAAAAATGAAAGAAACTTATTGCTTGGAAGATACGCTTTACAATACAAAGCGTTACTTCACGTTGGAGAATGGCGTAGTATCAGGAACAGAACTTGCACAGGAAGACTTTAATGCATTCCTTGATCTTGCAAGTCGGCTTGGTTATAATGTAGTGAAATTATGAAAAGGCGAGTAAACAAGGATTGTCCGTTCTCGGCAGAAGAATTGGATGAGTTCAGAGCTGCCTTGTATAATGTGAATACATCTTTTCACTGCTGTAATGCAGCTCCGGTAGATTGGGCGGCAGGATGGCAGCGGAATGATATAAGAAAGACGAGGTAGGATTGCCATAAGCTACCAAATACCCACGTGTCAAAGCCGTGTGATGCCTTGCGTGGGGGCATGATGATAAACTAGGAGTCGCACGGCTTTATTTGAATGTTTCATAACTACAAATAGCCTATCGCTAATGGTTGTTCCCTTGGGTAGGGGAGATAGTTAATACCGCATCGTAAGATGTGAACACTTAAAATTTGCCGACAACCATTGGCAAATGCCTATTAGTCAGCGGCAGAAACCCCTGGGCAAGGTTGGAAATGGTGAAAAGTCTTCAAATTCGCATCTGTCGCTGACAAACGGATGAGTGGCATTGGCAACTGAAAGCAATGCGACCCTCGCAAACTTGGAGCGGATTTTCTGATTAAATATTCCGTGTACCAGGTCACTGAGGAGGTGTTGACACCAACAAGGGTTTAAATCCCTTGTCATCCACTAATTTTAAAAGGTTAAATTATGAATGAGTATTGTAAGAATTTGATTTCAAATGGTGTTCCTAGCTGGATAGTAGAGGAGGCTTATAAATTTACAATTGGGCCTTTGAAATCAACAGAAGGCTTGGTAGGAATTGATAAGGAAAATAGTGAGCTATATAGAAATGTCATTATCGCAGCCTACATTGAGGGTGCTAGTGCTACATTGTTAAAAGTGCAAAGATATTATGGCGGTGAGGAACATAGTTAGACAATGGAACGAGGCAACAGAAGGATATTCGTACCGCTTCAAAGGTGGAGATATTTTCATCCGGTTGGTTAAGGTTGAAGGTAGTTATGAGTTGCGTAACCCTATAGGCTATGATGTTCAGATTATCAAGTGTACGGACTTGGATGAAGCGGATGCAAAAGCCAAGGAAGTGCTAGAAGCGTTTTTTGAAGATAAAGTTAACATAAAAGTTATTTGATTATGGACTTAGAATTGTTGATTGATAAGATAGACTTTAGTCAAGGTGCAAGGCAGATAGCCAAGCAAGCCTTGGAGTTGGGAATGAAATATCAAAAAGAAGGTGCTTGGCATTCTGTTGAAGAGCTGCCTGAGTATAACAGACGCATTGTCGGTCTGACCAAGGTTCGCAAGCGTTTCAAGCATCTGAATTTCTTAGGCGAGGAATGGTGGAATAGGTTCACGAAATCAAACGCCATCTATAAATGGGCTTATGTGGACGATTTAGTTTGATAGTAATCGTAGAAATCCAAAATGCTATTTTGTTTTAAATGTTTACCCCATCACTATATATAATAATGTAGTGGTGGGGATTTTTGTGTTAACGTCAGCAAATTATTTGTTTATATTATTATAGAGTGTTAAATGACAAAAGAAATACATTAAACAATTTGCATGTTTCAAATATTCTTTGTATCTTTGCATTGTAATTAAGAAACAAGGTTACTAATTAAAAAAGGTGAGACACACCATAAAAACTGTAAGAAGAAAGTGGAAAAGAATAATGCTTATGTAGAGGTATTGGTAAAGATTGCCAACCTCATGGGTAGAACAAAGGAGTCTATCCAAATGTCGTCTTCAAATACTCATACGAGTATTACGATGTTTGCCGAAAATAATAGCAAGATTATTGGAAATTGGTATTTTGATGCTTCCGATAGCAAGGAGTTGGTGGATGCTACTTTCAATGGTCTGAAGGTTTTGGTTGAGTCTCTTGAGCACAATAAGAGCAATGACGGACAAGCAGCGTAAGTACATAGAAAGTCTTATCAAGAAAGTGTTTCGTAATGCAGATTCGCAGAGCGAAATACTTTCCAGATTGGATAGGGTTAAGATTTCAAGCCATCAAGCTTCAGTAATGATACATGCATTGAAGTTAGAGTGCAACATCGGTCGCTCCGTTCCGGCATATATGTTAATGGCAAACAATCTAAATCCAAAAATGGATGAGTTCTTTAGTATATTAGGGTACGATGAATGACGTATTCTTCAAGAAGAAAAGAAGTTGATATGAAAAAGGTAATTATGATAATTTCCGTTGCCGCCATTTTGGTAGGTTGCGAAAGTAAGGGTACAAGAGTCCAAATCTCGGATTCTGTTGACAAATTCAAGGTCGAGAAATTGTTTGTTGTTGATAGTATAGCAGTGTACAGGTTCTATGACCAAGGAAATGCTATCTATTTCACTAACCGGAAAGGTAGGGTAGATGCAACCCATTCTGAGTACAATCCGGTTACTCGCACATACAATGACGAGGTTAACGAAACTTTATGTGAAGGAGATTAAAAAATGGAAAAGAGATTAACTAAGGAAGAGTTTCTGAAGGATTTATGGCACCCATACGACAAAGAACCAAGAAATCGTTCTAATATTCTATACTTGAATGCTGATGAAAATATTTACGGCAAACAATACGTTAAAGAAGACTACAAAGAGGGTTGGAGGGATTTTGTATGTTTCTATAGTGTATGGAAATGGGCTTACCAAGATGATTTACTTCCAAAGGAAGGAGGCGAACAATGACTAAATGGTACTCTGCAAAAGAAGCTCCAAACTACGAAGAATGGATTCTTACAGAATGGTATGATGGAGACGATGGAGGTCTTAAGTACGAAGCTGATTATCTTTACTCTTTTGTTTATTGGAAAGATTATGTAAAGAGAAACAACATCACAAAGTGGTGCTATATTAAAGATATAAAAGATTAGGTATATGAAAGTACTTAAGAAGATTTTTGGTGAGCATATTTTCGATAATCGAAATAAAGGCTTGTAGTGTTAGTCCGAATTTAAAGAGGAGGTTTGATTATGAAATTATCTGAAATAGAATTAGATTTTTTGTATGAGAAATCTGCCGAGTTGTTTAGAGATAAAGTAAAACAACGAGGGGAAGATTATGAACATGATAATAGATGCGCTTGCCCTGAAGCTGTTCGCAGAACTCATCTACGAACTCTCGCAAGAGAATCTATAGAAGATGTTAAGATCTTAATTGAAGAACTACGTAATAATGGTTATGAAGCTTAATAAAATGGTTTTTGACGATAAGAAAATAGAAGAAGCTGCAAGACGAGCAGCAGACTTGTATGAGCAAGATTTGCCTATGATGAAAACACAGAGGTTGACGGTCAGCATCACTTCTGCCAAGAATTTGGCGCTGAGTTGTTTAAAGATGGTGCTAAGTGGGCTATCAATGAGTTTTTGAAGAATTTATGGCATCCAAATGCAGAAGAGCCAGATAAGAGCAAGAGCGATATTATTACCCTTGGTTTTGATAACGATGCTTATCTACAATTTAAAGAATCCATTCTTTGGAATGAGGAATCTTGGAGACATTCGATTAGCAGATGCCAAATCATCAAATGGGCTTATTTATCTGATATACTGCCAAAGCAGAAAGGAGGTGAGCAATGAAAACATTTGTATTTGATGTTATGCTCAACGGAAGATTTGTCTGCACATTGAAGTATAAATATTGTGCTCTCTTCCCGATAGATTTTGAAGATTTAGAGAAGTTCGTCCTTAAAAAGAGACCTACTTTGAAAGGAAAGGACTATAGAATTGCGTTTTGATTATGAAAGAGTTTAAAGTTGGAGAAAGAGTTGTCTTGGAGATTACTGAAACCGAGGAAGAATCTTGCAAAGGGTGCTTCTTTGATAGTAAGAAGTTTTGCGAAGTATGGCAGCAATATCCTTGTAGCATCAAAGAACGCTCAGACCATAAAAATGTAATCTTTAAAGAAGTTAAGGAGTAAAGCGTATGAAACAGAAGTTGAAAATGATATGGCGAATCATCCGTGATAAGCAGGTTGTGGTAATAACCGAAGACCACGGAAGAATGTACTATAATTGGGACACAAGGAGTCTTGAAGATGTTTGTCAAATGTGTCACAAAGTACATGATATGGCTCTTATGATGGATAATAAAAAGTAAAGCGTATGTTGTACGAAGCAAAAAAAAGAACAAAGGCTTATGAATATATTAAGGGTATTCTCGATGCTGAAGAAAAAGAGTATCAAGCCTACATGAAAAGAGTGGAAGAAGCCGTTGGCTTCAAGTTCGAGAAGTATCAAGGCTATCAGCCTAACAGAGCTCTCACAAGAGAGTACGAGATTACCGCTATATGGTTTCTTTCTGAGCTTTACGATACGCTAGATAAGAAGGTATGGAAGAAGATAGACGGTGTAAAATTGGAGGATGGTTACTATGTAGCTATTGCGCCAAATAAGCGATACAAGCAGGGCAAGGCTATCGCCTCCGTACTTGCCTCCTACAAAGCTGTTACCAACCATTTCAAGATATTGAAGGAGCTGGGCATAGAGCCTCCTCATCAAACTGGCTCTTTCTCCATCACTCAGCTTTTCCGCTGCAAAGACCGCTTTTTTGCGTTCTTCGATGATAGCATCCGAGCTGAAAAGCAAAATCTAGACTTCGAAGAAATCACAATAGGAGAGTATGAGGATTTAATTAATAGCAAAGATTAAAGCGAATGGAACAGAAATATATAGTTGGTGATGTTGTTATGTATCACAACAAAATCATGGTTGTTAAAGAGCCTAGAGACGGAAGTCACTTTGACTTGTCTTGCCCTAAAGAAGGGTTAGTATATGATCTTGTAGATATTGAAGAGATGAAGCCAGCACGTCTTACTTCAGAGATTCTAGAGAAGAATGGATGGATGCTTTATCACCTGTATTATTGGTTTGTCGAAAAAGAATGTTTGAAGTTGCGTTTGTTAGAATTTGATAATTACACATGGAATGCTTGTATTGGAGACAATGTTATACGTATAAATATGTATTCAGTATCAGATTTGCAGCACCTTCTCTTCGGTCTAGGACTTAACTCAGAAATGGAGGTGTAGGTATGGGAAATGAAGATGATATGATGCTAGGATTGATTCTAGGAGTAATGATATTCCTCACAATAGTAGTATCGGCTATTGCCATAAAGATTGGTGTTTAACGCCTTCGGGCATAAATAGAAGTAATATGGAAGAAAGAATGTTTTTAGTAATAGTAAAAGGCGAAATTAATGAGTCTGAAATGTCATTGAAAAGAGCTATTAGTGAAGCTATTGAGTGTGAGGCTAAATATGACGAGTCACCTCTTTATGGTTGTGATGTTTCTGTAAAGGAGGTCGAAGATTAACTAACCATCTTTATGGGATTAAATATAAGTAATATGAAAGAACTAAGAAAGAAGTCATTTAAGAATGGAGTTGTATATTGCTTACAACTAGAAGATGGTTTTTTGGTAGAAACTACAGACACGTTCTTACCTTATTATACTAAGGACGCTATTGGCAGACATCAAAACAAGCTTGATAACAATGAGCTTGGCGACCGTACAGAACGTTGGATGATTGGAGTATCTACAATGAGTGGGTGTCCAGTAAGATGCAAATTTTGTGCTACAGGCAACATGAAACGTTATCGCAATCTTACGGCAGAAGAAATTGTAGAGCAGGTTGAATTTGCCATCAATAAGGCAGGTGCAGACCCAAGCAAAGCAAAAGAGTTTAAGATTAACTATACTCGTATGGGCGAACCGTTCCTCAATATTGATGCAGTCAAGGAAGCTATCCGTATTATTACGGAGAAATATCCTAATACTCATCATTATGTATCAACGATTGGCATTAAGGGAAGCGATTTCTCTTTCATTAAGGGAAATATCACATTACAGATTAGCTTACATTCATTTGATGATGACAAGCGCAATTGGTTGATTCCTTACAAGAATAAGATGACTATTGAAGAGTTAGGTCAGATTCGCACAGAAAGTAATCTGAAAACAACAATCAACCTTACTCTTGTTGATACATCAGATTTTGATGCAGAAAAACTGAAAGAGTGGTTTGATAAGGAATATTTCTTCGTGAAGCTGTCTCCTATTAATGTGAATAACATATCAGAAAAGAATCATCTTGGAACTGGTGTAGTAGAAGGAATTAATTTAGTATGAAAAAGGGAATTTTTAGATACCGGATTATTACAAATCTGAATTGCAACATGAATGAAAGTACAGGAGTAAACGGAAATTGTTACTTCTGTTACCAAAAGTTCAAGTCACCGTTGCGCCTGGATTGTGATAAGATGGAAGAAACATTGAAGAAGGTTGGCGTCTTGAAAAGAGCAACTATCATGGGAGGCGAAAGCTTGCTTAACCCTGAACTGGTAAAGATTGTAAAGATAGTCAGCAACTATACGTCAGATGGTATTTGTCTTGTTACAAATGGAATACTGCTTAATGAGGGCATCATCGTAGCATTGAAAGATGCTGGATTAACTGAGGTTGCTATCAGTGTGTCTTCTATCGAGCAGTACGAAAGACGTAGAGACATGGCACTTCAGTGTAAAGAGATCATTCCAAACACAAGAATAAACATTCCTAAGTGTAAGGAAAGCTTGAATCCACAATTGTTGGAAACAATACTTGAAGATGGCTTCTATAGCATTGTCTGTGAAGATTTACAGGCTAGATATGGTGAGATAAGACTCCCAGAAGGTTCTGTAAAGGTTGGCGATGACGGATATGGATTTTACGATTACAAGTGGAATGGTCATACATTTGGAGTATTTGGCAATTATGGGAAGTACAACAGAAGTGATATTATCGTAACTCCTCTTGGAAATTTCTGTGATTGGGAAAAGTATTGCAAGGCCGTTAAGAACAATGAGCTTGTAAGAAGAAACAATCATATTGATGATGACAAAATTGTGCATTGATTTCGGAAGTGGCTATAATCCAAAGACCGGATATAAAACTTGCGATATAACAACCTTTCCACAATTGGACTTCCAGTATGATGGGAAAGATGAGATTGTCGGACTTAGAGAAAAATCAGTAGATGTATTCTATCTAAGAAACGTTGTTCATCATATCCCTGATTTACAGAGAACTTTCACAACCTTGAAGAAGTATCTGAAGGTAGATGGAAAGCTCGTTATCATTGACTGCAATAAAGGTCATTACAAGACAAATGTATTTCTTGACAATTTGTGGTATAGATTTGTTGGCAATAACAACGAAATCTTTATCAGTAAACAGTATAGAGATTACATCAATGTTTTGATTAAGTTAGGCTTTAAGCAATTATATTATAAATCATTTAAAGAAAAGGAGATTACTAAGTATGAATGCAATTAAGAATCAATTGGAAAAGATGGGCTACGATTATGCTGTAGCCATTGCAACAAAGGCAGAAATTGAGAATGGAGCTGCTTGTGGTCAGCTCGCTATTATTTGTGAGTAAGTAATTAATCATCCTCTCCATGTGACAGGTTGAGAGGGTAAAAAGAAAAGAATATGGACTTAGTATTTACAATATTAGGTTGGATTGCATTAGGTATTATATCTGCTTATCTGTTAGCAATAGTAGGTAAAATAATCTTTGATGCTGCAACCGCTGATTATAAGTTATACAAGCATGTAAGATTGTGTCGCAAAAGATTGCTAAGACAGCGATATGAAGATTATGCTTGGCTATTACTCCAGTTAGAGAAAGATACGGAAGTTTTCAATCTTACTCATAATACAAGAGATTGGACTTTTGAAGATTGGAGAGAATTTTATCTTAAAAAAGCAAAGGAGGATAAGCGATGAGTAAAGTAACTGCAATTAATATAATTATTAAAAAGAAAAATCTATTAAGAAAGTATAAAGAGGGATGTGTTTCTTCCATTAGTATTGATGACATTCTTGTGTGGTTGAACGACATTCAAAAAGAGTTGGAGGATTGATTATGACAAAATTTAAAGTAGTTAGATATTGGGATACATATCCCGATAGAGTTATTGCAACTTGCGATACAGAGGAAGAGGCAGAAAAGATATGTAATGAATATCGTAGAAACCGCAAGCCTATGTATGACTATTTAGTTAGAAAGGAAAATGAGTAATGACTAGAGAAGAGTTAAGAAATAATTATGGAAATGAAATCTGTGAGTTATGCTGCCGAGAGTATTATACAAGCAGAGTACTCCCAGAATCACTTTGCGAAGGTCAGTTTTGTGAAGAGGCAGAAGATAGTTTCGCAGAAGAACATAATATAGAGTTGGAGGATTGAGTATGGAGAAAATTTATAAAGGCGAAATTCAGAGATTGTTTCCAATTTTAGAGGCAATTAAAGAAGGCAAGACCATTCAGTGGAACGATATGGGCGTATGGTGTGATATTGATGGTGACGATGAGGGCTTTGTCCTTGATACATTGATAGGAAAACCTGATGGCTATCGCATCAAGCCAGGGTCAACCTACCGTCCTTTCAAGGATGCTATAGAGTGCTGGACTGAAATGCGTAAGCATAAGCCGTTTTCAATCTTGAAGGATAAAAAAGATGGACATCGGATTCAAATCCTTTCTATCTCTGATGGAATTAATTCAATTAGTTCAAGTCCAGATTCAAATTTATGTTATAATTTTAAATACAGAATGGAGTCATGTACATTTGATGATGGGGCTCCATTCAGCGTAAAAGTAGAGGAATAACGTATGATATTGTATCAGATTTGGTGTAAACGTACTTATGTTAGTGGTGGCTTCTGTGAAGACGAAGATGAGCCAACACAACTAATATTTACTACATTAGATAAGGCACGTTCAAAAATACCAAAAGACCATTATAGTAAAGAAAATGGTTCACGTGAATATTACATTAAAATATTGGAAATTGAATAAAAGGGGAGAAATAGTTATGGCATGGGTAGCAGTTAATTATCATGGTGTGGAAGTTATTCTTTCAGATAGACCGAAGAAGTTATTCTGTAGGTTATGGGGCAATGATAAAACCCAGATAATTCCTCTTCCACAAGGCTCTATCAAGAAACTCATCGGAAGAGAATTAAGCTGGGAGGATGAGCCAGTAGAACTTAAAGAAGAATAGCTTATGTTTGGATTTTATTTTATACTTACCATATATGTTCTATTTGTTGCTTTTATGGGTGGAGTTTTCGGTTATTTAATTGGTAAATATTGGAAAAAGAAGTAGCGTATGAATATAAAAGACATCAAGTTCAAGGCTAAACGTCTTAATGATGGAGAATGGGTAGAGGGTTCACTTACATACTCCCAAGGAACTGCATTTATTCATTGCAAAGAAAGTGATGAAGATGATAGATGTTATTTAACTCCTTATGAAGTGAATCCTCATACTGTCTGCCAGTTCACAGGAATGAAGGACGAAAAGGGTAATGAAATCTGGGAAGGTGATATAGTGCATGACAGTTATGACCGTTTGTGTATAGACAATCTCTATGAGGTAGTTTATATTGAAGAAGAAGGAACGTTTGCATTCAAGAGTTTAGATAAAGTTGACAATTACGAGCCATTTGTTAATTTATTTGAAGTTTATGTTGTTGACAATAAATTCAATAAAAAGAAGTAGCGTATGAAGAATAAGATTTTAAACTTAATCAAGTCAGCCGTTTGGTTCGTCTTGTGTTTGCTTGTAGGTGCATTGATATTTGAGGGTGTTCGCTCTTTGGCTAATAGCAATGAACCTGCAAAGGAATTTAGTACAACAGTATTTACCAAGAATGGGCATGACTATCTGTTTGTGGACACGAAACACGGAGTTTGTGTAATTCACGCTGAGAGTTGTCCTTGTAATAAAAAGAAGTAGCGAATGGGAATTTTATATATAAGTGTTAGCCTAATTTACATCTTTCTTATTTGCTTGGATGGAGAAGATGTAAAACCGAAATGGAAACAATGGCTAGCTGACAAACTAGGCATCAAGCCAAAGATAGAGGTTAGATACATAAAGCCACAAGTCGTTAAGCTTCGTTCAAGAGTTACAATGTCGAATTTTGAAATGCAATACTATTGCCGTGACAAATCAGGTATGGAGCAATTGAAGAGAAGAGCAATAGAAAGTGTGTACGATGAAATTCTTAAGGGAATGAAGGCAAACGAATTGGTTTCCATTTCGCAATATAATGACATTTATAGTAATAACACTATTTATGAGGGGACATGTGAAATTTATAAAAACAAGTAGTATATGAAGATAAGACAAGCTAAGAAAATCTTGAATATGATGGAGAGAGGAACGGACACACGTTACTTTGATTCAAAATATACATTCAAGAAAGAGAGTAGATTCATTCCTAGATTAAAGAATCTCTATCAGAAAGCAACTATCAGATGGAATAAGGTAAATATGCCGAGTGCTAACGTTAGTTTGTTTCGTTCAATTTTGAGAACTTCAAAGGAATGCGGTCGTTGTAAACATTTCAATGGTATGTTTGCAGGAAGATGTACTAAACTACATGAGTATGTTGAAAGCAGCGATTGGTGTCATGGAACGTTTTTCCATAGAAAGTGAGGTTGACATGAAAATAAGACAAGCTAAGAAGATAATGAAGAAAGTCTATAAAACCCGATATTGGGCTTATAGGCAAGGCTATTATTGTGGAAAGAAGGATGCTGGAAAGCTAGCCGGAGACCATCGTTTGTTAAAGGCTATGCGTCTTACAAAGAAGTGGAAAAGTCGCAAGATACGAAATGATGTGAATAAAATACAGGAGAAGAAAAATGAAAATGCTAGATAATAAGTTAATCATAGATATTCCTAAAGGAATGGAAGTGGACATTGAAAAAAGTGACTTGAAAGCGGGCATTATAGCATTCAAGAAGAGACCCTTCAGCTATGAGGATGTTATATCTACTTTAATAGACCGTGGTCTTTGTCCTGTCGTTGCTAATGTTACTAATAGTAATGTAGAGAAAATTGTTGCATTGGATAAGTTAATGGATATAGCTAAGTGTTATAATGGAGATTGGAAACCGGATTGGAATTCTAATGAACATAAGTATAATATCATGCGAACCAGTGAATATGGTATTACTTCTTGTAGTAGCTATAACGAGGGAGCTATTTACTTCAAGAACAAAGAAGATGCCCAAGCCGTTATTGATAATCCAAATTTCAGAAGCATTCTTGATGCAATCTATAAGGACTAAGGCTTATGAAAAAAGAAATGTTCTTTAAGAGTGTAGAGTTCCGTGAAGTCCAGCATTTGGCTTTCTCGGATGAATACATAACCGCATACGTATCGGTGAATAATGTTCCGAAGATACACATGAGTGTTAATACACCTCGTGACGAATATGGGTTTGCGAAAGGCAAGCCAAAACGTTACTTTAGAATGGGGGGTGGAAAATGGCTCACCGAACGAGCGTTTGTGAAGAAATATTTTAGTGAAGAATAAATGAATATAAAAAAGACAGACATGGAAGAAAAGATTAATAAAGCGGCTATCCTAAAGGACAAGCCGAAAGGTACAAAGTTGTATACTATTCTATCTGATAGTGAATGTTTTCTAGACGAGGCTTCTGAAGATAGTATTTACATTGATATAGATAACAGAGAACGCTTTTGGTGTCTTTCGGCCTATGGTTCTACTCATTCATTTCCAAATGGATGCGTGTTATTGTTCCCATCTAAGGAAATGCGTGATTGGTCTAAGTTCGCTTGGAAGAAAGGCGATGTGCTGGTAAGTAATGATGGTGGTACAGAGGTTGTCTTTGATAAATGGTACGATGAAACTTACACAAGTTTCTATTGTAAGCATTACCTTAACAGTGAAGATGAGAATAAAATCGTGTATCTCGAAACATTCTTATGTACAACCGAAAGATATTCTCTTGAAGATAAGGATTCCGTCCAGACCTACATCAACACCATCGAGGAAAGATTGGGCGGTAAGCTCAATGGTGAGACACTTGAAATAGAGAAGGCAGAGTTCAAGTATGGAGATATAGCTTTTGCTGATTATGGTAATAGACAAATTGTGTTCGTAGTATCATCCAAGACAGACATAAAAGAAGGTTATAATTCTTTCATTTCATTATGTTTAAACGGTATTACAACCTTAGACATGGGATATAGAAGAAGTTTCTTTAAGAAAGACCTTTTCGAACTTCGCCTTGCCACAGAAGCAGAGAAACAGCAGCTCTTTTCAGCTCTAAAAAAGCAAAGCAAGGTTTGGGATGCTGAAAAGAAAATGATTGTGGACTTGAAGCCAAAGGTCGAGCTGAAACCATTTGATAAGGTTGTAGTAAGATGTAGCGAAGCAGATAGATGGTCTATAGATTTCTTTAGTTATAAAGCACCTAACGGATATATATGTACAGGAGACGCTTGGTTTGGATATTGTCTTCCTTACAATGAGGAGACTGCAAAGTTAATAGGTACAACTAAAGATATGGAGGTTTAAGATATGGACGAAGCTTTTAAGAAAGAACTTATAGAACATTGTAAAAGGCAAATGCAACGCTTTGAGAGAATGGGAAGAACTGATTCTTTCGCATATAAAGAACATACTGTTTTACTTAGCTTTCTTGAACGTTAATATTTACATTTTTAATACAACAATAGTTATGATAGATAATAAGAAAATGGAAGAAGCTGCACGACTTGACGATGAAGAATACTACGATAGTTTATCGGATAATGATAGATGCTTCTTCGAGTATGGTTTTAGACGTGGATATAATCGAGCTTTAAAGGAATTGCTTCAACCTGCTAGCGAAGTTCCTCGAAATGATAATGGTAAGATTCTCGCATTCTCAAAAGTTAATAGTAATATGAACGTTATGTTAAATGAAACTGCTTGCTACACATATCAAGGAAAGCAGGAAGTTAGAGTTAGAGAATATACTTTTACTGATTTGTTATTCGTGGAAGACTTACTTGATTTAATCAAGAAAGGAGGCAACCATGATTAAGCCAGTTACTATGTACTCTGTAGTTTGTGACAGATGTGGAAAGTCCTTCATTGATGAGTTTAATGGCATTGTGGCTTGGTTGGACGAAGGCACTGCCAAAGAGCAAGCAATGGAAAGCGAATGGGCAGAGATAGGTGATAAGCACTACTGCCCAGACTGCTATGAGTTTGACGATAAGTTAGATGAGTACGTTCCTAAAAAGAAAGGAGATAAACAATGATATATCGTGATATTGATGGTTACTACCTTTATCAATACTGCGTTAAATTAATATTTAATCGTCTGTAAATCAATAACTTATATTAAGAAATGCTTATGAAAACTT